ATGACAACGCAACGTGATATGATCGAGGAATTTATGAAGGAATTTGAGAATCATAAACCTGTTCGAAGTATTATTAAGAAATCGAAGGAACAGGTCGAGCAAGAAAGAACGCGTCAAGCTCAGGAAGCTCTTCAGAATAATGTTCCGTTCGGTTATTTCAAGAACAAGGACGGAGACGAAATTAAAGTGGACCCTCACCAAGCCGAGTATCTTAGGCTTACGGCCGAGTTATATGTTTTAGGGCTACATAGTCGCGAGATCAAGGCCGTCTTCAGAGAAATGTCCGTCCCTAAAGTTGCCACGGATGGTTACGATCTTAGCGAGCATCGATCAAGCATTATTGAGCGAGGAAAACAATTGCTCCAAGAACGATTAGCGAAAGAGGAGCAAGCAGAGGACTGAACGAAATCGATTGGGCCGGGAAACCGGTCTTTTTTTATTTTCCGAGTTGAGAGAAACAATTGCAAAAAGATTGCTAGAAAATTGAAAAAAGCTTGTGAACCACTAGGTTTTTAACGTGATATATTGGTAGCATAGGAAATCGAGAAGAGGACACCACAGGGGCGTGAACGCCCTGGTGATCGGGTCGGCCATGGGACCGGCCTTTTTATATGGGAGTGGTGCAAATATCCCTTCCGGTTTCCTAATACGGGTGAGGGATACCGAGATTACTATACTGGCACGGTCTCGGTATTTCATTTAATGATTTTAATTATTGATATACCCCGTGAATTTGGAAATCAAAGGATTTTACATCTCTAGTATCGAAGTGTAATAACCAAATGAGATATCAGGAGGTGTGACCTTGAAATTACATTCAGAGTCCGTTAGACAAGGTCTTATTAATGGCAAAGCATATTCAGCATTCTACACTGAATTACCTAATGGTCAGTATATGGCTTCAATTGTGAAAGAAGAGGTTGGCGCACAAGGATTTGGAGAACATCTCACCAAAATGTGTGCCAGTGAAGAAGAGGCTGTTGAGGCGATCAATGAAGCATGGGCAGATTTGGAGAATAAAGCTGTGAATTAAGCACCCGCAAGGGTGTTTTTTATTTTACATAAATTCTGAGGGGGGAGGTGATTCGAGTGATAAGAAATCAATCTATTTACATCGGTCCGACTTACAAAGGACTCATTCAGCATCAGGTTTTTTACAACGGCATTCCAGAGAGTGTGTACAGGCTGCTGCAAGAGATTGGTCCGGTGCAAAGACTTCTCATCCCCGTTCACCTGCTGCCAACGATAAGAAAGAAAATGAGTATGGCCGGTACCCAGGAGTACAACGCATATCAAACGATGCAGGCCGGAAAGGCCCATATAAACGATGAGGGAGTGAAACATGTAATGAGCAGCTCATATTTTGATACACCAGTACCAACAAAACATATAAACAGTGACGGCCAAATCGTTAATCCGGCAGACAGCTACGATCCGGAGGACGGTGCCCAGAAAGTAAAGATCAAGGCGAGCGCCCTGGATGTGACGCTCCAAAATGCCGCCTCAGCTGCCGGCAACGGAACGCCGTTTGCTCCACAGGACGGTAATTACACGCTGACCTTCGAGATCACCGGGACCAGCACCAGCCGGACGGTCATGTTCGAGCTGGCCGGGCCGAGCGGTCAATATATGCCCGTCACGGCCTTCAGCGTAACCGATCCGACCAAGTTCGGACAGCAGACCACAGGAGGAAGTAATACGGCTCCGGAGAGCTGGCAGGTTGAGGTTCCGGCGGGGTATTCGTTCCGGGCGCGGATCAGTGCGGTAGCTGGTGGGAATGTATCAATCAAGGGTAAGGCGGTGGGTTAGGTGGATTTAGGAAGAGTAGCGCTGGCTATGCTGGATGATTTAAAGACTCGTAAAAGTGTGGCGGCAATTTCGCGAAGCAAATATTATTCTACTCCTTCTGACGGCGTCAAAGTAGATCTGACATATCAATCCAAGCATGAGGTGCTGATGAATTGTTATGGTTTGGTCCTTGCATACGGTAATTTCTACAACGATGACCGGACTACGGACTTGGCTCCTTATACAGTAAATGTGTCCATACACTATAAAGGCGTTACGTATAAGTTGACATTTGATAACGGAGGCAATACGAAGCGTGTTGAGCTAGGGGCATTGGTGTATACAGACCCATTGCCGATCAATATGGAGTTAGGCGACACGTTTCATGTACGTACTCATGTCGTTCAGAATGCAGGAGAAAAGCACCCGAGAGGGCTGTTGCTGTTTAGTTCTCCAAATCAGGAAGGTACATCAGATGGAGATACGACTGGGACTGCTGCGGCAGTTACTCCGACACCGGGAACATTATACGGGCTTACACCATTAGCACTGTTCGCTACTCCTGCTGCAAATGCCAAACAGAAAGTAGTTGGATTCGTGGGAAGTAGTAGCAGTGTAGGTACAGGCAGAAGTAACACAGTTTGGAATGGACATCCGCAAGGTGACCTCGGATACCTTCAAATCGGAGCATTTATGGCTGGGTGGAGTCATCTTAACCTTGGTATGAACGGGCAAAAAGCTTCTGACTTTGCTCAGTTCGCTAAACGCAGGAGCCGTGTCCAGTTGGCTAAAGACTGTGACCTTGTGATTGTGCAGTATGCGAGTAATGACTTGTCCTCTGCAAGTACAACTTTTGAAGATTTGCGAGCGGATTTACTGACCATCCACAAACTGTTTTGGGACATGGGTATTCCTACAGCGCAGACAACGGTCAATCCCAGAACAAATTCGACTGATGGATGGACGACCTTGCAAAACCAAACACCGATAAACGCAAACTTTGCTCCGGGACCAGATAGTGCTAGAGGAAAATATAATCGGTGGACAATGAACAACTCAGACGGTGTGCGAGGCATTGACTGTAACCCGGGTTGGGAGTCGGCTCCGGAAAGTGGATTGTGGGGAGTGTCGCCAAAAGCAACTGATGACGGCATTCACCCGAACACTTACGGACACGATAATGCAGCAGCCCATGCAGTCCGGGATTATCTGCTGGCGTTTTAACTGAACAAACGTGGCTACACACCGAGTCAATAAATCAGGCAAGAGAGCCCCGCCATTCACCCGGATCGACAACAGCATGCTGCAGGATGCCCGCTTAAGCTTCAAGGCCCGCGGCCTGCTCTCCTACATGCTCTCCAAGCCGGACGGGTTCAAGTTCTACCTGGACGAGATGACCAAGCACACGACCGACGGCAAGGACTCCATCCGGGCCGGCCTGAAGGAGCTCGAAAAGCTCGGGTATGTCCGGCGATATGCGGTCAAGGATCAGCGAGGGAAGATTCTATCGTGGGAACTCGATATTTACGAAAGCCCGTCATTACGTCCAGAATCGGGTTTTCCAGATGTGGAAAATCCAACGCTATTAACGAATGATAATATACTAACGAATGATAAAAGATTAAATAAATACATCGCTTTTAATAGCAATGGGAATTCATTCGTTGAAACCTATCTGAAATACTTCAGGCTAAAGAAGAACAAACAGCATATGAGGGTAACAGAAGAGCAATATCGAATGATCCATGATCAGATCGAGGAGATCCAATCATACGGGATTACGATCGAAGAATGGGAAGCTGAGGTCAAAGATCACTTCGAGAATCTGCCGAAGAGCAACAACGGGAATATCATTGCATTCCTTCATGCAGCTCCGAGGAGGTTTGATGTTGTTCTCTAACGGGAAAAACCCCCGTATCAAGGGGGGCTCTCCTGGCCAGTACGCTGGTCTGTAGTTGTGAGGGTGCTCATCTGAATCTTAATGGGTCCGATAGAACCACTTAAGTTCGGCTGCAGGTCTTTATGTACCGTGTACAGGTAACATACACAAAAAACAGTCAGCATAAAAGCTACGAGCAGATAAAAGTACTTGATTTTCATAATAAATCCCTAACCTTTCTCGCACACGCTACCCCACCCAAATTAGTCCCGCGAGAACACAACGTGGTTTCACCCGATTCTATGCAGAATTCATGTAAACCAAGCTATCACCTTTATCTGTCGATGCCCTAAATATTACCATGTACCATACTCTTCAACAAGATAAATATGCACACGTCACCAGAGCGATTCTAAGGGGGCATACAGGCGTTCTGTTTGTCGTACTCCCGATTAGTGGCAGAATGGCCCTAAAAGGAAAATAGGGGCGAAATTTTCGTTCACGGGTCCTTCTGGGGTCTCGGATCGAGTGCGGGTGCGGACGACCCCGAAATTCTCGCAGATTTAATTTAAAAAAAATACTTCCGCTTCCGTTTCGACTTTGGCGAAATGGGGGCTATTTTTATTTTCTCTTCGAATTAAGCGACCAAATGGATAGGATGGTGGGGATCGACCTAAAAGCGGAACAACATTATGCGATAAACACGGAAGTGGGTGAGAAATTACCTATGGCTAAAGAAATATCGCTATCTAAAGGGAAAGTCGCCATCGTTGACGATGAAGACTACGGTAAATTAATCAAATTGAAATGGCATTACAACAGGGGTTACGCGAGACATTCATACTGGGAATCGGGTACTTCGAAAAGTATATGGATGCATCATGTTATTTTGGGTGTTTACCCAAATCGCAAACTTGTTGTCGATCACATCAATGGCAATCCTTTGGATAATCGCAAAATCAATCTTCGTATTGTCACTCAGCAACAAAATTTATTCAATAAATCCCCTAGCTGTAAGAGCACATCAAAATTTAAGGGGGTTTATTGGTATAAAGCACGCAGTAAATGGTGTTCGAAGATAATGCTCGATGGTAGATACCGACACATTGGATATTTCGAATCCGAAATAGAAGCTGCATTAGCCTACAATAAGGCCGCAAGAGAACTGTTTGGAGATTGCGCAAAACTCAATGTTGTTTAAAGTCATATTCCAGTAAATTGAGGTGTGATAATGGCCAAAAAGAAAGCGGGAGCTGAAAAACTAAATGATAGAGTCGTCGGTACCGGTGAATTGGCGGCCATTATCGGAAAATCTGATCGGTGGGTCCGCCAACTGACAGGGGAAAAGGTGCTTCATCAGGTTGAACGAGGCAAGTATATTCTCGGAGAATCGATCCAGGCATACTGTGAACACATCGCTGGCGGCAAAGAGGACGATAAGAAGCCCCGATTTATCGATGAAAAGACGGAACATGAGCGCATCAAGAAGGAAAAAGCGGCACTAGAACTGGCTGAAATGCAGGGGGAATTACATCGTTCCGCAGATGTTGAGGCGGTTATGAACGACATGCTGGGGGCATTTCGGCAGCGTATTAGGGCGATTCCGATGCGTTTGGCCCCCGAATTGATCGGGCAGGGAGAATTGAACGTTATAAAAGGACGATTAACCGCGGCGCTGGATGAGGCTCTTGCAGAATTAGCTGATTATGATCCGGAGCTGTTCCGACAAGAACGGGCAAGGAATGATTCTGATGGCGGTTCCTAATTTCTTGAAGACTGAAGCCCTCTTCCGAAGGATCGCCAGGGTCGTTGCTCCTCCACCAAGCCTCACGGTTTCCGAGTGGGCTGACCTCTATCGCCGGCTCTCTTCTGAAGCTTCAGCAGAACCGGGGCAATGGCGCACCGAGCGGGCACCTTATCAGCGAGAAATCATGGACGCATTGAATGATGATGAGACCGAAACGATCGTCGTCATGTCTTCGGCCCAGGTTGGTAAGACGGAGATTATCTTGAACATCATCGGATACTACATCCATCAAGATCCGTCACCAATCATGTTGGTCCAGCCAACGCTCGAGCTGGCTCAGGCCTTTTCGAAGGACCGGCTTTCGCCTATGGTGCGGGACAGTCCTGAATTGAAGAAGAGAATGGCGGGGACGAAGAGTCGGGACAGCGGGAACACGATGCTGCACAAGACATTTCCGGGCGGACATATAACGATGGCTGGCGCCAACTCGCCGGCCTCTTTGGCGTCCCGGCCTATCCGGGTTGTGCTTCTCGACGAAGTGGATCGGTATCCAGTCTCAGCTGGTACCGAGGGCGATCCGGTGACGTTGGTCTCAAAACGGACCACCACCTTCCATAATCGGAAGCGCGTTTTGGTGAGCACGCCAACGATCAAAGGTGCATCCAGGATCGAAACGGCCTACGAGGCGAGCAGCATGGAGCAGTGGTGTTTGCCTTGCCCTAGCTGCGGGGATCACCAACCGCTCGCGTGGGGTCAGATTCGCTTTGATGATGCGACCATGGCCTGCAAATATTGCGGCGCTATTCATTCAGAGATCGAATGGAAGTCCGGTCAAGGGAAGTGGATCGCCCGGAAAGAGAATCGTAAGGTCCGCGGCTTCCACTTGAATGAGCTGGCGAGCCCATGGAAACGATGGGAAACCATCATTGAGGAGTTCAAGGAGGCGAAGAAAAACGGCACGGAGACGCTGAAAGCCTGGGTCAATACTTCCCTGGGCGAAACATGGGAAGAGAAAGGCGAGCAGCTGGACGAAGATGTTCTTTACAATCGCCGCGAAATGTACCATGCAGATGTGCCGGATGGCGTGAAGGTCCTGACTGCAGCTGTCGATACGCAGGATGACCGCTTTGAAATTGAAGTGCAGGGGTGGGGAGCCGGCCATGAAAATTGGCGGATTCAGTACCACGTTATTTATGGTGATCTCAAGCAGCAACAGGTCTGGGAGGACCTGGATGAATACTTGAAACGAACATGGGAAGATGCCGAGGGAAGAAGGTTTCCGATCGCGCTCACATGCATGGACTCCGGCGGACACTTCACAAACGAGGTATATCGCTTTTGTAAGGAGCGCGCTGCACGCCGACTGTTTGCGATCAAGGGGGAAGGAACCGGGGATGGTACCCGCCAGCCGCTGATCATTGGCACCACAACAAACAACCGTTATAAGGCGACGGTCGTCCGTCTCGGGGTAGATGAAGGGAAGTCGAAAGTCATGAGTGCCTTAAAAATACCGATGGTGGACGAGTTTGGAAGTAAGTCACGAGGTTATTGCCACTTCCCACTGACCACGCCTGAGCGAAATCGGGGATATGAGCGGCAATATTTCGAAGGTTTAACGGCAGAGGCACTGCATACCAGGATTAAGATGGGTGTTCCTTATCAAGTTTGGGTGAAGATCCGATCCCGGAACGAACCGCTCGACTTGGCGGTTTACAATCGGGCAGCGATCGAGATCCTGCAGCCGGACCTCGAAAACATGCAGCCTTATTGTACAAGCGCTATAAAAACGCCAGCATTGGCGGCAACTGCTGCAGGAGCGCCGGCAGCAGCAACCAAGCGCCGACGTGGAACCACGAGCAGTATTTAACCTGAGAGGAGGTGAAAAGGAAATGCCATTGTACACGAAGGAAGTTGCGCAGCAACATTTGGATGCTTGGCTGGCTGCCGAACTGGCTATATCAACAGGGCAATCGTACAGCATTGCAGGCCGCTCGTTGACTCGAGCGAATCTTAATGAAGTCATGCAGCAAATCAAATACTGGCAGAAGCAACTCGATGATGCTCTGCGGTGTGAGCAGGGGCTGGGACCACGGCGTAAGGTACGTCGGTATGTTCCGATTGATCTATGAGCTGGTGGAGTAAAACCGTTGAAATGGTGGCTCCTGGCTACGCGGCCAAGCGTGAGCGGGCCCGTACAGAGATCGTACGGCAGCGTGCAGTTCAGGAGGTCTTTAACCAAGGGTACGGTGACCATGGGGCGAGCCGGAGGAAAAACTCCCTAAAAGCATGGAATCCGGCAGCGGGAGACGCCGAGGAAGATATTCATGTAAACCTCGATGAACTCCGGCCAAGAGCCAGGGATTTGTACATGGGCGGATCGCTTGCAAACGGAGCGATCAAAACACTTCGAACAAATATAATCGGCACGGGGTTGAGGCTAAAGCCATCCTTCGATGCCGATTTTTTGCGCCTGTCGGAGGATCAGGCCGGACGATTAAAGCGGCAAATCGAGCGGGAGTTCGCGCTTTGGTCGGAGTCCAAGGACTGTGACGCAGCGGGCATGCACAATTTCTACGAACTCCAGCAGTTGGCTTTTTTGTCCTGGATGATGTCAGGCGATGCGTTTGTTCTGTTGCCGTTCCTGTCCCGGAAACATACGATCTACGACCTACGTATTCGATTACTCGAGGCGGATCGCTGCAGCAATCCTCTGACTAAGGAAATCGCGATGAATAATAAGCTCAGCAACGGGGTTGAGGTAGACAGTGACGGCATGGTCGTTGCCTATTGGTTTTCGGATAAACACCCTGGTTCATCGCTCGCAATGCCGACGAAATGGACACGGGTCGCTGTTATTGGCGAAGAAAGTGGACGACGTAACGTATTGCATCTGATGGAGGCGGAACGTCCGGAACAGCGCCGGGGTGTACCAATCCTAGCGCCGGTCATCGAATCTCTCAAACAGCTTGAGAGGTACACTGAAGCAGAATTAATGGCTGCGGTGATCAGCGGGATGTTCACTGTGTTTATCGAAACAGAATCCCAGGAACCGGGAGAGTTTGGTGTATCCCTTCCTCCAGCAGACAATCCAACTGGAGAGCCGTTGCCGCCCACAGACGAAGACCTTCGTCTTGGAAACGGTGCGGTCCAATTTCTTCAGCCTGGCGAAAAGGCAACGATTGCGAATCCTGGGCGCCCGAACAGTGGATTTGACCCGTTTGTAACCGCCATTTTGCGGCAGGTAGGCGCGTCCTTGGAGTTGCCCTACGAATTACTCCTGAAGCACTTCACGGCGTCTTATTCGGCGTCCAGAGCGGCCTTGCTAGAAGCGTGGAAGATGTTCCGAATGCGCCGTTCTTGGATGTCGGCCGACTTCTGCCAACCAATCTATGAGGAGTGGTTTGCAGAGGCAGTAATTAAAGGACGTATCGACGCCCCGGGTATCTTTGATGATCCGTTGTTGTTTAAGGCATATACCAAGGCTGAATGGCACGGTCCTTCCCAAGGTCAACTTGACCCGGTGAAGGAAGCGAATGCGGCGGTGATCAGGGTCCAGAATGGATTCAGCACGCGGGCTCGGGAAGCTGCAGAGCTGACAGGCTCCGAGTATGAGAGCAATGTCCGGCAACTGGCCTATGAGAAGAAGATCCGTGAGCAAAACGGTCTCGAGTCGGGGATCGAACAAGACGTGAAGGGGGGTGATGAAGAAGATGCCGAAGAAGATCAAACTTAACGGCCCGGTTATCGGTGACGGAAGTACTTGGCTCTATGACTGGTTTGGCATGCCGTACATCAGTGCGGGAAGGATCTCAAAAGAATTGGACGATGCTCGGGGCGACGATGTTGAACTTTACATCAACTCTCCAGGAGGATCCGTGTTTGCTGGGTCAGAGATATACACCATTCTAAAGGAGTACACCGGAAAGGTGATTGCTAAGGTCACTGGTGTAGCCGCCAGCGCGGCCTCGTTCTTTTTGATGGCTGCCGATGAAACGAAAATGTCTCCAACGTCCCAATTAATGATTCACAATGCAGCGACGCGGACGGAAGGTGACAAAAACGCTCATTCCAGTAACGCGGATATGTTACAGGGTACCGATGTCGCAATCACCAACGCATATCGTCTCAAGACGGGAAAGAGTACGGAAGAATTACTCGATTTAATGAATAAGACGACTTGGATGAATGCACAGAAGGCAGTTGAATTGGGTTTTGCTGATGGAATCCTGTTCGATGAGGAGAACTCACTCATTGAAGTAACGAACAGTATGTCAATTGGGGAAATCCCGCCAGATGTGGAGGCTAAACTGCGAGACATTGTGTTAACAGCCATGATCAAAAGCGGGACAGATGCCAAAAATCCAATCGATACTGGGGAGAAAAGCCCGTTTGAAGGCTTGGATCTTTCCGCTATTCTGCCACAGGATTTAACCCAAGCTATGCAAGTCGTTAACAGCATGGATAATTCCGAACAGCAACAAAAAAATGAACCACAAATAAAGGAGGAAGATTCACCTATGGATCTCAACGAACTGAAAGCGAAACACCCCGATCTCTACAACGAGATCATCAATCTCGGAGTAACCCAGGAGCGAAGCCGTATTACTGAACTCAACGCTCTTTCGACAGCTCCAGGGGCGGCCGATATTGTCGCTAAGGCGATTTCCGAAGGAAAGACGGCAGGTGAAACTGCGCTGGAAATCGTGAGAGCCTCTGCGGAGCGTGTTGCAAATGAAGGACAGCGTCGGGCCAATGATGCCCGGAACAGCGGGGTCAACGGCGTAACGCCAGACGAAGCGCCGGCTACGCCGAACCCTGAAGCTGTGTCCCAAGCCGAAGCAGATGCTTTGGCTGAAGAAATCAAAAACCTTATGGGAGGTCGAAAGTAATGCCAGCATACGATAGCGTTCCTTATGATAACCTGATCGCCGGAATGGTCCAGCCAATCGTCACCCAATCTATCATCATTGAGCCAGCAACCGGTGCAGTTTATGAGCGTGGAACTGTCATGGCACGTACAGGTTTTGCTGCTGACGGCACTTGGATTTGTACAATTGTCGACTCACAGGCAGCAGGTGCCGCACAAAAGGTGCCTGTTGCCGTCTTGGCTGATGAGCTTGTTGACGCTACAACCGCACAGCAACGGGCGACAGTATACACGCAAGGCGAGTTCAACCGAGATGCATTGATCTTCGGTGGAAATGACACAATCGCGACTCATGAAGCCGCGCTGAATGATGCAAAAATCTATACCAAACGGGTTGTAAAATAAGGGGGATACCATCGATGGCTATTAAAGATTTGTACTCATTTCCTACTCTTTTGAAAGTTATTGGCCAACTTCCACCGCCAAGTACGTATATTCTGGACACATTCTTCCAAGATGGTGAACCGTTTGACACTGAATACGTGGAAATCCAAACGATGAAAGGCAACAAGCCGATCGCGCCGTATGTGTCTGAGCTTCAGCCAGGCAAGCCGATTGAGAGATCAGGCTTTACTGCTAAACAGTACAAGCCGGCACTGATCAAACCTGCCCGTCCGATCACTGCGATCGACCTCAAGGTTCGCGCTGCAGGCGAAAACCTGATCAATCAGGATCAGCCAGAGGTGCGAGCCCGCAAATTGCTCGCCAAGGACATCATCGATCTTCAGGACACGATCACTCGTCGGCTTGTGCAACAAGCGGCTGAATTAATGTTTACGGGCAAGGTTACACAGATCGGTGAAGGTGTCAGCCAAGTTATCGATTACGATTTTACCAATATCATCACGCTTTCCGGCACTGATCTCTGGAGCGATCCTAATTCTGATCCAATTGCATTCCTTGCAGCCCAACGAAAGGCAATCATGGATGCTAATGCTCCTACACCAAATATCGTACTTGCAGATTACGATGCTGCGGTTACCTTGATGAGACATCCGAAGATTCTCAAGCTCGCCGAAAACAGAGGCGTGGATGTGGGTAACCTGGACACAACCCTTCTTCCGAACGGCGTGACATACCACGGGCGTCTGCGTGACGTCGGGTTGGACGTATACAGCTACACGGGCACTTACACGAACGATGCAGGCCAAGAAGTTCCGTTCATCCCGGCGGGGACTATCGCCATCATGTCGACTAGAGACAAGTTCACATTCCACTATGGGGCTAATGTGATCATGGATCCTCGGACAGAGCAGTTTGTGCGTGTAATGGGTAAGATCACACCGCAATCTTGGGTAACGGTTGAGCCGGCTCAGCGCTGGTTGCAAATGTTGTCCCGTCCGCTGCCTGTTCCTGCGAACGTCGCTGGTTGGGTTGTTGCTAAAGTCCTCTAATTCAAAAAGAAAGGGTGATATCCGTGGGATATGTTGCTAAAGGCAAGGTGTTGCATAACGGTAAGTATTATCAACCGGGTGAAGAGGTAAATGGACTCAAAAAAGAAGAGGCCGATCGCCTTTTGAAACTCGATGTGATCGAGGAAGAGAAGAAGGCTGGGAAATCCAAGGAAGACTCGAAACCTGAAGCATAGGGGTGCTGCTCTATGAACCTCAAAGAGCAAATGGCAGTCGATGTGCAGCTGACATTCATGAACTCGAAGGAATTCGCTGAGATCCATACGGTTACGACGTTCACCAATGAGGAGAAGAAGTCTGGCCAGCGGGATCGTGAGCTTGAGATGATCATCGAGAAATTTACCCTGGACGGACGCCCTATTCAGAGCGCCGATGGAGTATCTGCTCATAATGTCATCATCCATATCGACCCGAATGTTCTGGTTTACACTCCAATGGTGGACCAGAATTTTTATTTGGACTTCAATCGGTACCGGGTAAAGGGTGTCTCCAATGACTCTGGTGTTTTGAAGATCGTGCTCGAAGCGAATGGTAAGCGGCCATGAGTGAACTCATTGATGTAAAGGACAACTTCCGTCAGGTCAATCGGTCGCTGAAGCAAATGGATAAGGCTGTCCGTCAGGCAGTCTTATCCGCCCTTAACCGGGCCACGCAGCGCTCAAAGACGGAAACGGGTCGCAAGGTCCGCGAGAAGTACGTGGTTAAGCAGAAAGAGGTCGTCGAGACCATCCGGATCCAGAAGGCATCCAGGAACAGCCTGCAGGCTACGCTGACCTCAAAGGGCCAAACCATCCCCTTGATAAATTTCACCGTTGCTCCGCGGCGTAGACTTAAGCGAGCGCCGAAGTCGTTAAAGGCTGCAGTCTTCCGGAGCGGCGTTAAGAAGCCGATTCCTGGGGCGTTTATCGCGACAGCGGGGACTCATTTGGGAGTCTTTATGCGTTCGACAAAGAAACGGCTCCCGATTCAAGAGCTTCGCGGGCCGGCGGTGCCGTCCATGGTAGGTAACGAAGAAGTGCGAGAGCATGTGCAGCAGGTTTTCGCTGACGAAATGGTCAAGCGGCTGCCGCATGAGCTGGACCGGACGCTAGGGAGGTTGAGAATGTGACCCCAGAAATACTAATGGAGAAGCTGCAGGAGTACCTGCAGGTGATCACGAAAGACATTCTCCTCGGCGAGTACAGGGTTCCGCCCAACATCTACAAAGTGGATCTGCCGGCACTGGCAACCCCTGAATACAATGAAGGCGAAACCGACATCAAGCCGATCAACTCCACGCTTCCCAAACAACGGGATGAGCGTTTTCCGTTCATCATCATCGCGTTTAGCAACGCTGAGGATAACGAGGAGGGATTCCAGACCCTTCAGGTGGATTTCATTTTTGCATGCGAGGGAGAAGGCAGCGATGTTTACATGGATGTTTTGCATCTCATGGAGCACGTCAGAATCTCTTTATTGCGTGAAACTTATAAGGGATGGCCGGCACGGTTAACTCGACCTATTACTCGAGGCTTCAACGAAGAGCAAGTAATCGGCCACTGGATGGGCTACATGTCCACGACCTGGGAAGCACCATCAATTGAACAGGAGGTATGGGAAAATGGCTTCTAAGAAGAATCCGAAAGAAGAAGAGCAGGATCGCGTCGCTCCTGTATTGACCGAAGATGATACGAGGGTCAGAGCAGTAGAGGCGCCTTCGGCCCCGGAGCAGCTGATCTACATCGGCCCGACCATCCGCAAGAACGGCGCCGAGATACGGACGAACCGGGTATTTATCGGCGGGCATCCGGCGCATCTGGAGCCTTTATACACAGAATATCCACATATCAAGTCGCTGTTTGTGCCGGTGGATAGGCTGCAGGAGTCCTTAAAACAAATTAATCAGACGGGAACGGCACTTAATACAGCCCTCCTGTCGCTGAAAGGAGTTTGACCATGGCTGAATTTCATGGTGTGAAGACAACCGAAGTGTTTCAACCCAAGGCAGCGGTCGTGCAGACGAACACGCTGCCTATTTATTTCGGCACGGCTCCGATCAACCAGGTCGCTGATCCGGCCGGAGCGGTAAACAAGGTCATCATTGCCAAGAACCTCGAGGACTTCCGGACTAAGCTCGGATTTTCTTACGACTGGAAGTCGTTCACACTCTGCGAAGCGGCGCACGCGCATTTCGTGGACAGTGAGCAATCCCCGATCGCTTTTATTAACGTGCTGGACGTGACGGATGCAGAAGTGACGGCGCCGGCGGCAGCCACGTTCGTGGACGGGATTCATATGATCGATAAGGAAGGCGTGCTGAAAGCAACGGTAACGGTAGCAGATGGGTCCACAACATACGAACACGGAAAGGATTATACTCTCACGTTTAATGCTGCAGGCAAGCTGGTCATCGCGATCGTCAGCGGCGGCGCTATCCCGGCGGGAACAACGTCTCTGCAGGTAGGATACAGCTCGCTGAAGCCGTCCAACGTAACGGCCAGCCGGATCATTGGCGGCACGGATGCGCAGACGGGCGAGCGCTCCGGCCTTGAGCTGATCGAGGATGTATTCTTGGAGACCTCTTTCGTGCCGAACCTGATTGTTGCTCCGGGTTGGTCGCATGATCCGGTGGTGGCTGCCGTGATGGTGGCGAAGTCCCAGAACATCAACGGCCTGTTTGAGGCGCACGCGGTTACGGATCTGGACGCGAGTCAGAAATACGTTGACATTGTGAAGTGGAAAGAGGACAACGGCTATACCAGCCACCTCCAAACGAACACGTACCCTATGGCGACATACAAAGGGCGAACCTACCACATGTCTACACTGGTCACGGCGTCCATGGTGGCGACGGACAGCCTGAACGAGGGTGTTCCTGTACAGACTCCGTCGAATCAGCCTATCACGGCTGACGGTCTGGTATATGCAGACGGAACTCCAGTCCGGATCCCATTTGATCAGGCAAACGTCCTTAATTCCAATGGAGTCGTGACAGGCATCCGTTGGACTGGCGAATATAACGCATGGGGCAACCGTACTGGTGCTTATCCTGAGTACACGGACGCACAACGTACCTTCATCCCTGTTCGCCGGATGATGTCGTACATCAAAAACCAGCTGGTCCTGCGTCATTGGCAATATGTTGACGATCCGCTTAATCGTCGCCTGATCGAGTCGGTCGCTGATGGAGCGAACATTTGGCTTAACGGACTGGTCGGCTCGAGCTACCTTCTCGGAGGGCGTGTAGAATTTCTCGCAGCGGATAATCCGGACGATCAACTCGGCAATGGCAAGATGGTGTACCGCATTTATATCACGCCGCCATCCATGGCCCAAGAAATTGAGTTCATTGTCTTTTACGACGCATCATATTTGGCCGCGTTAACAGCGGCTTAAGGAGGGGTTATACGTGAAAGGAAAAATTCCAATTAAGTTGACTGGTATGAAGGTGTACCAGGAAGGCAGTAACAACGACTTTGCAACGGGAGATATCACCCTTCCATCGCTCAATTCCATGACGGACTCTTTAACAGGAGCCGGTATTCTTGGTACAGCTGATATCCCTGCAGACGGACATTTTGAAGCCATGGAGCTAGGGATTACGTGGAGAACCATCAACAGAGATGTTTTTAACTTGATGGGTTCGTCTGCTGGACTGGAAATCCGTGGTGCATTTAGCGGGTGGGATAATGCTAAAACCGCGATGGAATACACGCCGATTAAAATCGTTGTTCGCGGAATGAGCAAGGGCGTCGATCTTGGTACCCTTTCTCAAAATGCCGCAACTGACACGACCAGTACCATCGAGGTTATCTACATCAAAATCTTTATCGATGGTCAAGCCGTGCTCGAATTCGATCGATTCAATTATATTTACCGGATTAACGGGCAAGACGTTCTCGTAGACGTAAGAAAAGCATTAGGCTTGGCCTAAACGAAGGGAGAAAACGAAATGAGTGGAAAAGCTATGGACGCAGAACAAGTCACTGCTATTGATGAAAATATGGAGGAAGTGAAGCCGGCCGGGAGAGTGATAAAGCTTTCTCGGCCTGTTAATTGGGAAGACAAGGAGTACAATGTGTTGACGCTCGACTTTGACGGTCTCTCGGGAGACGATATGATTGCAATCGAGTCGGAATTCATGAGCTTCATCAAAGGGATGAAAGGTATCTTGGTGGCATTTAAAACCGATCATCCGGCATACCTTACGGTCGTTGCGGCAAAAGCTGCTGGTGTTGACCCATTTATGTTGAAGAAGCTGTCCGCTCGTGATTTCTTGAAAGTAACGGGTGTCGCCAAGGATTTTTTGAACGGTTACGCGTAAGCGGCAGTCCAGTCCGACAACTCATGAAGCATGCGATGAAGTTATCCCATAGAGCGGGCGGCGATCCAGCATATTGGATGAGCCGCCCTCTTTGGTTATTGCGGGAATGGATCGAGGCGGAAGACGAGCTTACGCAAGAGGAAGTTGCTCGGAAGGGAGGGGGTTAATCGATGGCAAAGAAATACGAAATGTCGTTCGAGTTGAACGGCGAGATCGACCCCCGACTAAAGAGAACGTTCGATGAGCTGAGTAATGATGTCCTTGATCTCCGCAAGGATCTGAATACGCTCCGCAAATCCGGAAGCTTTGACGAGATTACCAGAGATGCGGATCGAGCGTCTGGTGCCTTCGGTGAGCTCCGGGAAGACGTTCGTGAATTCGGGGATATCCTGCAGCGCGTCGGGCAGTATACTGGCGCTTACGCTATTATCGATAGGGTGACCGGATCGATCGGTGAAATGATCACTACGATTGGGGAGCTGGATGCTCAATCCGGACAGCTCGCAGCGGCTACAGGAGCAACAGCGGGCGAATTAGAGGGCCTACAAGACATTTCCCAGTCATTGTATCGGCAAGGTTTAGGCGAGGGCGTCAGCGACCTTACAGACGCCCTGGTTGTCGCCAGAAACGTGACCAAGCAGGAAGGGGACGAACTGGAACGTACCGCAAAGAATGCGATCGTGCTGCAGGACGTTTTCCGGTTCGACATCCCTGAGTCCATGAAAGCTTCGGACACCATGATGCGGCAATTTGGTATCACTTCAGAGGAATCAATGAATCTCCTAGCCCAGGGAGCTCAGCGCGGGCTGGATAAGTCTGGCGAGCTGCTTGATTCTGCGAATGAATACGCTCCGCAGTTTGCTGCACTTGGTTACTCTGCCGAAGAGATGTTCGATATCTTCGCGGCTGGTCTTGATGCCGGCGCCTGGAACCTTGATAAGGTGGGGGATTTAGCAAAAGAATTCAATATCCGCATTCAGGATGGCAGCGAGAAGACTGCGGAGGCACTGGCGGCCCTGTTTGCTCCGGAAGGCATCGAAGAATTCACCACGGCCCTAACCAAAGGTGGGACAAAGTCGGCAGAATATTTGGAACTGCTCAAGCACGTCTCAGCCGACACGGCCAAGGAAATGATAAAGAACCTGCAGAAGGGCGGCAAAAAGGCAGAGGATACCTTCCTTGCAATCTCGGGTATGATGGGCGGCGGGGATAAAATCCTGGCCGATTTGAGCACTGGCGCCATCAAGGGTAAGGACGTCATGCAGCAGGTCATTGCAGAACTGAACAACATCGAGGACCCGGTGTATCGAAACATGCTGGGTGTCGAGCTCTTTGGCACGCAGTGGGAAGACCTGGAGAAAGACGTCGTTGCCGCACTCGGTTCCGTCCGGAGCCAGTTTAATATGACGGAGTCCACCATGGAAGACATGGCTGCCGTCAAATACGACAACCTGACGCATGACCTGAAGGTGCTTGGCCGCGAGCTGATGGATGAGGTGATCATCCCGATCGGCGAGGACCTGATGCCTGTCTTGCACGATTTAACGGATTGGGCCTCGGACAACAAGGATCTTATCAAGACATTGGCCCTCGCGGTGCCGGCTGCCATGCTCACCAAAAACGCGGTCGGCATGGCGAAGGATTTCGGCAATATAGGGAAAGCGGTCTTCGATACAACCAATGGAGTAAGCAAGTTTAGTCGGTTTGTCGGCATGATGACGAACCCGATCGGTATTGCAGTTGGCGCAGTAGGTGCTCTTACAGCCGGGGTTATCGCCTACAAAGAACACCAAGAAGAAGCGCGTCAAGCTTTGATCAATATGGGGGATGCCCTGGACGGTGCTTTTGATAATTATAACGATATCGAGCACCAGACAAAGCGAACCAGGAATCTGATCCGTGAATACGATCGACTGGAGGAGAAAATCAACAACACGAAGACTCCTGCAGCTGAATTGGCCGAAGCGCGTAGAAAGCAAAAAAATGTTGAAGAAGAGCTCATTGCGCTAAACCCTGAAATTTTGAAGGCGGAAGACGCTAAGAGTGATAGTTTCCGGGAGCAGCTGGGTCTTGCAGATAAACTCAATCAGACACAATTGGAGATGGAGAAGCGTCGCCTGGATGCTGAAATCCTAGATACTCGTTCTCAACTTCCTCAGTTGAAGGAAGAGTATCAATCCATGACCGAAAACTTATCAGAGTATGAGCAAGCATACCAGAAGGCGCGTGAGTCCTACGTTCAGTATCAAGATTTTGTGAACCGTCAAGAGAAGATCATCAACACAACTACTGGCGAAGAACAAGCTCGAAAGTTGGCAGAACTCGCAGCTGAAATCGAAAGTGTGACAGGTAAGTTCTACGGAAATAACTGGAGCAATATGCTCTTTGATTTCCAGGGCATGAAAGAGGCTTTCGATTCAAATTACGAAAGCTTGACCAAAACACAAGAAGAGCTGATAACAACCGAGCAAACTTTCCAGAAGTTTTATGATACACAGGCTGCATTGATTGAATTGAACCTCGGCGCTCCGATTGAGGACATGGCTCAGAAATACGATGAGCTTACCGCGAAGGAAAAGGCGCGGTTCGATAGTGCTATGCGGCAGCTTGAGACCTTAAACGAAGAAATGAACAACCTACCGCTTGAGAAACAAATTGATGTTTCTGTTGTTTGGCGACAGGCCGGGGTCCGACCAGGGTCCAACATGCAGTCAATGGAGGCTTATGCGGACGGTGGTTATGCCGACAAGCCATCTATCTTCGGCGAGGCTGGGCCAGAGATGGCGATCCCGATCAATAACAGTAAGCGGTCACGTGATCTGTACGCCATGACTGGCCGGATGCTTGGTGTTGACTCTGGACAAGGAGATAGCCCTTCAGTTAACTTTAGCCCAGTTATCCATGTAAACGGTGGTGCTGGCAATGTCGAAGGTCAGGTGAAGGAGGCTCTTAGTATAGGACTTCGAGAATTTGAAAACCTGTACAAACAAATGCAAAGAAACAGGCAAAGGGTGGGCATGTCTTAATGAAAACCTATAGAACGATTCAGGGCGATACGTGGGATAGTATCGCCTTTTCTATTTCCGGCGACGAGTCATTTATGGTGCCGCTAATGACGGCCAATCCTGACCATACGGAGATTGTCATTTTTCCGGCCGGGATCACGCTGCAGGTACCGGATATTCCGGTCGCATCGGCGTCTACACTGCCGCCGTGGCGTCTGGAGGAGGACGGGTCATGAAGACAGTACAGGATGGACGTCATGCGTATCTGATGCTCAAATACAACGGCAAGGATATGGGGACCGAGTATCTGAGCAAATACCTGATGGACTTCTCATATACGGACGGAGCGCCCGGGGATCAGGATAACATCACGGTTACCTTGGATGATAGGGATGCGAACTGGCAAAAGACCTGGAAGCCCGAGTTTGGTGATAAATTAATCGCCGAGATCACGGTGGTCAACTGGGATAAACCCGGTCAAAAGGCCAAGCTGCCATGCGGATCATTTGAAGTCGATGCCATCGATGTTAATGGACCGCCGGATACCGTGGCAATTCAGGCAGTCGCCCTACCACTTGGGGGTTATCAGGCGAAGCAGGAGTCCCGTACAAAGGCATGGGAGAAGGTCAAACTGAAGACGATTGCCCAGGACATTGCAAAGCGAGCAAAGCTAGGTTTGGTCTATTCAGCTTCCACCAATCCGACCTATGATCGGATCGACCAAACGGATCAGTCGGACCTCTCCTTTTTGATCCAGATTGCCAAGGATGAGGGAATCGCGGCCAAGATATCCGGCGGAAAACTTGTGCTCTTTGATGAGGCTGAGTATGAAAAGAAGCCAGCGGTCCTGGACATCGTGCGTGGCAAAAGCAATATCATATCCTACAGTTTCAGCGAGAGCAGCACCAATAGAGCCTACGGGTCATGTGTAGTTACTTATCGGCCGCCGGCCCCGGCCAAAAAGGCGAAAAAGAAGAGTAAAGCGAAAGCGACGACGACGGCGCTTGCTGCCGCACCAAAAAAATCGGTGACTTCGAAGGTTATCAAAGGGAAATACAGCCTCCCCAACGCAAAGGACCTTCCCGTTCTCCGCATCAATGAACGGGTTGAATCGGTAGCCGAAGCGAACCGCCTGGCACGGAATCGGCTGCGTGAGCAGAACAAACAGTCCGGCCAGGCACGATTTACATTGGACGGCGACATCCGTCTCGCATCTGGATTAACCGTCAATGTAAAAGGATTCGGCCGCTTCGATGGCAAGTATATTATCGAGAGTGCGACGCACAGTCTCGGTTCAAATCCATACAGGGTTGATGTTGAAATACGCAAGGTATTGGGGTGGTAATCATGGGAGTAGTGAGGAAATTTTCGAGCGAATTTCTGAATATATTTCGCATAGGAGTTTGTTCAACCTCGGACCCTGCTACGGGGACCATAACGGCCGTTTTTGAAGACCGAGAGGATATGGTCTCCGGCGATCTTCCCGTGCTTACTCGCGGCGGCGGATGGGCGCGAAGCAATGATTTGCCGGAACCTGGTCAAGAGGTAGCCTGTTTGTTTTTAGCAAATGGCATTTCGGACGGAGTATGCCTCGGTACGATCGATGATGAAGAGGATCCGCCAGGCACTCCAGATCAGCGAGGGGTATGGTTCGAAGACGGGTCTTATGTCTATTATGATCGAACTGCTCAAAAGCTTATGGTTAAGGCTGCCGGCGGCGTGCAATTAGAAGGGGACGTCACCATAACCGGAAATCTAACCGTAGACGGCAGCATAACTCGAGGCGGTGAAGTCATATGAAGATTGGTCTTGGAGCTCTGGGAGACGTGGTATTCATTTCCTCGTTCCGGACTCCAATCAAGGTAAGGACATTCCGGGATTTCCAGCGTGATTCCTCGGCTAGATGGGGGACCAATGAGATCCATCTGCAAAAGCCCCGCAGCCAGTTCATGGGCCCGGGGCTTGATACGATTTCGTTCACGATGCAGTTCGATGCGCGGCTTGGTATGAATCCCCGAAAAGAGGCAGAGAAGCTGCTGGACTATCAGCGGGAAGGTAAAGTCCTGCTGCTCCAGATCGGTGGAAAACCATTGGGGCAGGGGAAATGGAAGATCATGAACCTATCGCAATCGTGGGAGGACATCGATCGGGAAGGGAATCTCCTTAAAGCCGGCCTGTCCGTTACATTGGAGGAATACGTATGATTCATGAAGTGCATGGAACGCCACCGGCGCCCATGAGGTTTGGGCTTACCGGCATCGAATCGATCAAGCAAAATATACAGGTCATAGCAAGCACATTTACAGGCACGGTCCCATTGGATCGTGCCTTTGGTATAACTCCGGATGTTGTGGATCAACCGGATGTCATAGCTCAGGCCCTCTTGGTAAATGAGCTTACTGCAGCGATTACGGAATTCGAGCCGCGGGCCGAAGTGGTCGATATCGAGTTTGACCAAAGCAAGGAAGAGGCAGAGCAAGGCAAGTATCATGCCGTCATCCGGTTCATAGAAAGGCAGGTGCAGTGATGGCACTCGTTGAGTTACCAGATATCAAGTTTGTGGAAGATGACATAAACAAGGTGTTCGAGGAATTAGTCACTGTCTTTCAGGGAATGACCGGGCGCATCTTAAACCGGGCAGATCCTGAGATTCTCGTTTTACGCGCGTTCGCGATATTGTTTGTGCAGCAGCGCGTCTTGATCAATCAGGTCGCCAAGGGCGAGCTGCTACGGTACGCACGGGGCGTGATCCTTGATTACCTTGGAGAGCCAAACACCCCCCGGCTACAGGCGGAGCCAGCAGTAACCACCGAGCGGTTTACGCTATCAATTCCCTTGGTTACGCCGCAGATCATTCCGGCCGGCACCAGGATCGCACCGGATGGAGCGGAGGGTACGATTACGTTTGCTACACGGGAGGCAGTAACCATCCCGGCAGGGAACACGACAGCAGACGTCCTGATTGAATGCTTGACGCCGGGCGACATCGGCAACGGCTTCCTGCCGGGGCAGCTGACGACGCTCATCGATCCGTTACCGTTTGTGGCCTCTGTAACCAATCTGACGACAACCGCAGGCGGTGCAGATACGGAGGATGATGATTCTTATCGTGAACGCATCAGGATGGCCCCAGAATCGTTTTCCACGGCCGGGCCGGAGCAAGGGTATATCTATTGGGCAAAGACGGCCAGCGCCGCAATTGTAGACGTCGCAGCCATAACTGAGAGGCCGGGAGAGGTGACGGTACTGCCGCTCTTGGAAGGCGGGATAATCCCTCCACAAGAAATCCTCGATGCTGTCGCTGAGAAGGTAAACCGTCGCAAAATCCGGCCTCTTACGGACAAGGTGACGGTCCAGGCTCCCGGAGCGGTCCCGTATGACATCGTGCTCACCTATTACATCAATCGGGATCGTGCGGCGGAATCGGCCGTCATACAGGATGCAGTAAATAAAGCAGTGGAGTCCTATGCCTTGTGGCAAAAATCCAAGCTTGGACGGCATATCAATCCGTCTGAGTTGATCAGTAAGATCATGAATGCCGGTGCGCTCCGGGTCGAGGTAGTCAGCCCGGTTTATACGCCGATAACTGATCTGCAGGTGGCTCAAGATGCGAATATTAATGTCACGTTTGGAGGGCTTGCCGATGATTGATATCGAGCAGATCAGCATCTATGACTTGTTGCCCCCGAATGCCCAGGCAGACCCTACCGTGTCGGCAGCGGCCCGAGCGCTGGACGGGCACATGCGAGAACTTACGCAAAAGGTGAAGGACCTCTCTTTCTATCGGCGACTGATCGAGGGGAGGATAACGGATGCCGAGGCGGATGAGCGGGCCTGGCAAGATCACGTTGATTTCTGGGATACGACACTCCCGTTGGAGCAAAAGATTCAGTTGATCTTGCATGGGAAGGAATTCCACCAGAGCAAAGGTACACCCGGGGCAATCGAGGACTTAATCGGGATTTTATTCGGCGAGGGGAAAGTAGAGGAATGGTACGAGTATGGTGGGGAGCCTTACCATTATCAAGTTATCACGAATAATCCGGAAGTGACTCAGGAGCGAGCTCAGGAGTTTTATCGGGCCGTGGAATCCGTGACGCGACTAAGCGCTCACCTGGAGCGCGTTATCCTGTCGCAGTCTGAACCGATGAATCTCTATTTTGCGGGAGTCCTCCGGATGGGCGAGAAAATGACAGTGAGGATGGTGTAAAATGGGCGCTTTTGGCGGTTTGATACAAACAAATAAAGGCCGGAACTTGCAGGCCAAGGCTGAGGCAGGCGCACAGCTTAAATTTACTCGGATGGGGGTCGGAGACGGGCAACTCGGCGGCCAGTCCATCCCCTCATTAAATAAATTGATTCATGAAACGATGTCCCTCCCGATCACCAGGCTGAAGCCGCAGCTTCCGGCCCAGGCGATAGTAGGGGCGGTTTTATCTAGTCAGGACGTTACGACGGGATTTTTCTTCCGCGAGCTTGGGATATTTGCCCAAGATCCGGATGAGGGAGAAATCCTCTACGCATACGGAAATTCAGGAAGTGCAGCAGAATATATTCCTCCAGTTGGTTCACCGGATATCATCGAAAAGACAATTGACATGATCGTCACGTTTGGCCAAGCTCAGAACGTATCGGCTGTGATTAATAGTTCCTTGATTTTTGCAACACCGGACGATGTGGAGACAGCCCTGGAAGAAGCGAAACAGTACACGGATACGGCAGTGGCCGGAGTGAAAGTGCCGGATGCATCCCTAACGCAAAAGGGCATCACGCAACTATCAAGTGCTATCGACAGCACATCGGAGGCGATGGCCGCGACACCAAAAGCAGTAAAGTCGGCATATGACCGGGGAAGTGCAGGAGTGACGGCAGCCGCCGCGGCACAAGCGAAGGCAGATGCGGCAGAGACTCCGGCAGGGGCGCAGGCGAAAGCTAATGCTGCGGAGGCAAATGCGAAGAATTACGTAGACGGGAAGACATGGCAAAAACAAAGGTTGACAACTGATTCAGGTGCAAGTCTGATTTTAGCTGCTGGAACAAATCTCAACAATATTCGAACAACTGGATTTTATGATGGGACTGGATTAATTAATGCACCCGGAAATGGATGGTATTATATCGAAGTACAATCCCACTCATCAAATCCTGGTGCCTGGACTATTCAGAAAGCACATGATTTTAACAATAACACCTATTACCAGCGCACTTGCACAAACGGCACATGGAGTGCTTGGCAGGAGCTTTTTCAATCTGTCGCTAACGGGAAACAGGCGATCGCTACCGCCATTAGCGGCAAGGGAATTGCGGCATCAGGTAGCGATGAATTTGCGGTATTGGCTCAAAAAATCGGTCAAATCGAGACAGGGTTAAAGATACTGAGCGGAACGTTACCAACCTACCAGGATCGGTCCATCACAAACTTACCATTCGCGCCGAAAGCTCTTTTCATGTATCTCTCAGTTGATACGACCGTGAATGACCGAGCATATGCCTATGGTTATGCAGGAGCTTGGTTAACACCTACAAACACCGTTCAATATTCGAGGTATCTCGAAGTCAATATCAACAATTCGAGTTATCGAAGCTCCAATCTAAGCGATGTGGAGTTTGGTTCAAACTATGTAAACTTTCTTATTTCAGGTGGCGCAAGCGCTCTATATTACGTCGTAATCGGCGTCTAAAGATGGGGAGGTGGATTCAAAGATGAGAGAGGTTAAACCATTAGGTCGTCGGTTCTTTTGGGTGAAGACCACCGGGAATATCATTGCACAGCGCAACGAATTAGCCGCGGGTGTCGAGTCCACAAAAGAAGAGGATTTTCAAGCCTACATCGAGCTACGAAGCTATGACCCCGACGCCATTGAGATGACCACGTTCGAACCAGGCCAACATAAGGAAGAGTTCGAAATGGCTACTGATTGGCGTTTCAATCCTGAAACTGGGGAAATTGAATTTTTATATTCCGATAACCCAGAAGAACCGCCTGTGTATAGAAAGCCTTTGACTCAAGAAGTGGACGAGTTGAACACAACGATGGGAACCTTGCTGCTTGAGAGTGCCAACGATAAGGCAACAATAGCCTCCCTTGAGGATACCGTGGGAAGTCTCTTGCTCGAAGTGGCCGCGCTGAAAGGAGGTGGAGAGTAGATGTGGTATCCGATCATCAAGCGCTATTACGATAACCAGCATCCTTTATACAACGATGACAGCCTGAAAACCTTTGTCGTTGCCAAGATGATCACGGCGGAGGAGTACCAGCAAATTACCGGAATCGAATATGTAGCATAAGCGCGCCGTATGGCGTATTTTTTATGCCTTGGAGAGAGATATGGAGACAGGAGGAAGGGTCATGGATGAAAGGATCTATGGGGGAATAGCAGCACTATTAGGAGCCATTACAGGCTACTTCTTCGGGGGGTGGACAGCGATGATGAATGCGCTGCTGGTATTCGTTATCATTGATTATCTAACCGGCTGGGCCGCCGCCTGGATGCGCGGCGAGCTCCGGTCGATGAAAGGATACGTTGGCATAGCTAAGAAGGTTGGGATTTTCCTTCTGGTCACAGTAGCCCACCTGATCGACAGCGTCTTAGGGGATATGCACTATCTCCGTGATGCTGTCGTTTTCTTTTACATCGTCAATGAGCTGCTAAGTATCATTGAGAATTACGGGAAGATGGGATTCAAAGTTCCTGATGCCCTTGTCAAGGCTGTGGCTGTGCTACAGGAAAAAGCGAGCGGGGAGGCAAGGAAAGATGAAAATGGTCGATCTTCGGGGGAAACTCCCGATCCACAAGACAAAGCGGTATAAGACGCGCCGGCTGTCGGATATCCGATCGATCGCGATCCACCATTCGTTGACATTCTCGGGCACGCCAGAAGCTTTCGCCAACTATCACGTAAATTCGAACGGCTGGCCGGGCATTGCCTATGCGTTTGTGGTCCAGCGTGACGGCACCGTATATAAGTGCTGGGACCCTGAAGTGGTCACTTATCACGTCGGGAATAGCAACAAGCATGCCCTGGGGATTTGCATGGTCGGAGACTTCCGGACACAGAATCCAACAGCGGAGCAGTACCAGGCGACGCTTGATTTAGTCCGTCAGCTCCGTAAGGTGATTCCGACAGCACAGCAGATCAAGGGGCATAGTGAGTATCCGGGTTATGCCTGGAAAGCATGTCCTGTGATCGACATGAATGAATTCAGAGACGATTTAGATCAATATCCAGAAAGGGTTGAGGATATGAATGCAGCAGAAAAGGCAGCGTTCGAGGCTTTAGAACGAAAAGTCGCGAGCCTAGAATCCAGTAACAAGGTTTTGAAGAAAGGGCTGCAGGAACAGGGCGCATCACTGAAAAAGCAACGGGCACGCGTTGATGAGCTTGAAAGGCTGCAGAAAATGGACGTGCCGAGCTGGGCTAAGGATGCCGTTGAACAAGCATTTAATGCTGGGCTGATTTCGACCAAGAGCCCAAGTAGCTATGAATTTTATCGGATGATTACGGTCCTGCACCGCGGCGGGATGATCATTAAGAGAGGAGATGTTTGATCATGGAAAATAACAAATGGAGAAATTATGGAATGTGGGTATCGATCGTAGCGGCAGTGCTACTTGTTTTATCGGCAGCCGGCAAGTTGTTTGGGTTTGAGATCACAGAGGAACTCAACGCCAACATTACCGGGTTCGCGATGGCGATCCTTGGATTGCTGGTGATCCTCGGGATTATCTCGAATCCCAAGGAAGGTACGGGGTACACCGATAAGGATGGAAAAGCAAACAAAAGTAAATTCTTATGATATTGATTAAAGACCCTGCTTGCTGACAGGGTCTTTTTTTACATTCACAACGAATTGTTGATCAATTCTTCTATTCCATCAATAATGGATTTTGCCTTTTCTTGTGCGAAAGCAGAGTATTGTGCTTTTGCTATGCTCTTAGAAGGTTCTACTATGATTTCATGAAATAAATTCTTGAAATAAGACAATGACGCTTTAATAATACCTTTCTTCGGATTCTCGTTCTTAACCTCTTTTTCCAATTCTTCTACAACCTCATCGACTTCTTCTGCAGTTTCTGGATTAAGAACTGAAGAAACATCACGTATTTCTCCTATTAATTTTAAAAAATCCTCAACATTTAAACCATTGTTGTTAGTTATGTTTTGAACACCATAACTACCATTAGCGTTACTTTGTACATTTTGAACAGTACTGTGTTGAATTAGTGTCTGAACATGTTGTATAATTTCTGGTTTTTCTTGGGCTATACTGACCAGTGCCGTTAGCAGTTCATTAGTTTCTTTATCTCTTTGAATCTTATCATCCTTTTCTTTGCGAATAGCTTTTTGCGCCTCCATTAATTGAGTTTGTGATCTTTCAATTTCAGCTTGTATATTGGGGAAGTTTTCTGAGAGGTCTGTTTTAAGCCTCTCAATATTAATTTGAAGATCCTTTGGATTTGACATGAATCCTTCTCCTTACATTTTATTATTATTAAAACCAAGCAAATTTACACAATTATCACAATACGCTGGGTAGTCATCAGATTGCGATTCGAAGTTTAACTCTAATCCACATTGAGCACAGTTTCCTCCTCGGTCACTTATCCCCGGTCCAACTTCTGAAAATTCCACTACAACTGATAAATGCTTTATGTCAATTTTGGGAATCCATATAACCTCTCCTTCAGAAATCCTGATTTTGATGCGAGTTAGGTCAGTACTTTCCTCAGGCACCCCAAGTATATTTTTATTGTCGTTTAGAAAAACCGCTACGTTGTGTTTATTATGTATCGCTTGCTTAAGGTCCTTAATGTGTTCTGATTTCATCATCTTCTTGTTCAGCACCTTCCTTTCTACCTGATTTCATTTAATTCGACGAATTGATCTAAAAACCTCCATTGCATCGAGAATCTGATTTTGGTTATAATACAAACAAATGTTCTTATTTCGGAGGCGACAGGATGAGAAGATACATCGGCAAGATTATTGAAATCATTTACGTGGATCGCAAAGGGCAGATTACTCAAAGCAAAATTAGGCTACAGGGTATCCGAAATAAATTGATTCGTGCGACGTGTCTAAAGACCAACCAGCCACGGGTTTTCCGAATGGAGAACATCTTATTCTGGGGTCCTGCAAAAGGGGCTGGGATGAATGCTTCCTGATTCTCAGCGTAAATTACTTCGGATTTTGATCAATTACCCGAGTCCAGTCCATGCAAGCCGAATGCCTGACTTTAAACGATTAGAGACGATGACCGGACGGAGGCGGCCTGATATTGTGAGAGGGCTAGAGTACCTTGAGGCTGAGGGATACATTATTTGGCCGGATAGATCCACAACAGATGGAATCCAAATCATTCGGACAGAAGTTCTCGAAAAGTCTCCACCAAGGCAGAACAATGTAGAATACTGGACAAAGTATTAAAAGATAAAGCCTGCCGGCGATATGCCATGGCAGGCTTCTTCTTTTCTTTTAGAAACCAAAATGAGGAATAAATCGTAGCACATAGATGATACATTTGTTAGTATTTAGGAGGAAAAGGGGGAGTTGAGATATTGAAGCTAAGAGGTGTTTTATTATTTGTCGTTTTATTAATTATGTTGGCTGGATGCAATGAAAAAGGGCAAGGGACGGGGCTGACTAAGAAAGACCTTTCAATCGAGCGCGTTGGACAAGAGAAGTCAAAAGTAGAGTATGGGATGAATCGATCCGATGTAGAAAAGGTTCTAGGGACAGGCGAAAAATCCACTCTGAACTTTTTCTCATATGAGTCTGGTGTAAGAATTATGTATCGTGAAGACAAAGTGGCCGGGATTTCCTTGGAGAAAGAGGCAGCAGATGCATATCAATCACCGAAGATCAAGATCGGTATGCTCAAGGAGGATATCAAGAAAGCTTATGGTGAGGAGAATGTACTCCTCGAAGCTGATAAAAGCATAGACTTTGCTTACGACACTAAGGAAGGATCGTTTCTGACTCAAGACTCAAAGACGAAAGAGAACATCGAAGATATGGAAGACGTATATCTGGTATCAGTTGTTTTTGATGACAATGGTTATGCGGAAAGAATAATGTTGCTAGACCAACGAATGGCGATGTATATGAACTAACCCCACAAAATGTGGGGTCTTTTTTTATGTCCAAAAATCATGTGCGCGTACGTCGTATCCATGCTTTCGTAACGTGGATATGATCTTCTGTACTGTTTCTGCACGCGGTTCGTATTGATCGTCCCCACAAAGCTGAGTCAACGTATTTCGATTTAGTTTGGCGTGAGTCACTAACCACCCCTGAGTGATGTTATTCCTATCCAGGAATTTCCCGAACCGTGTTCTCTTTTTACCTAATCCGTACATTTCCCCCACACCCCTTCTACTTCAGAGGATGGACAATCTATGAAAATTTTATTCATGTAACTATGAAACATAGGCAAGCCGTACGGCATAGATATGTAACCAGATACGGCACTACGGGTTCAGGCGCCAGCCCGGTTCCGTAACCAGTTCAACAAGGTGGGATGCGGATGATATCGGCTATTGATGCAGGTAATTACATGACCAAGTTTTATGACGGCCGGCAGCTGAGGGCGTTCCCCTCCCTGATCGGGGAGTACCGGGATCGCAACCTCCGGCAGAAGCACGGGGATTACGATTTCGAGTTTGAGTATGACGGCCAGCGCGGGTTTGCCGGGACCCTAGCTCTGCACGAAAGCGAGTGCGCGGAAAGCCGGAAAGGCGAAAGCAAAGCGCATCCTGATGCCCGCCTGCGGATCCTGCTGGCGCTGCACCAGTTTGGAGAGGGTATAGAGCATCAGATCATTGTCGGCCAGCCGATCAGCACGCACCAAGAGACGGAGAAGGCAGCTATCAAGGAGATGCTTTGCGGCCGGCATGAGCTGACCGTGAATGGCCAGCGGAGGATCATCGTGATCCGTCGCTGCGAGGTGGCGGCGGAGGGGGTGACGGCGGGCCTTCTTGTTCCTGGGGGCGGGGTGATCCGCGTGATCGATGTCGGCAGCGGTACAGTCAACTTCGGCACGCTGATCGATCGCCGGTTTAACGACCGCGGGAGCTTCACGCTCGGGACCGGGATGGAGACGCTGCGATCCGTAAAGCCTGCAGATTTCGCCCGCCAGATCGCTCTCAGGGCGCTCGCAGGTGGATGGAAGGCTAATGATAGGGTTTACCTATGCGGGGGCGGCGCTGGGGCCGTCTTGGAGGCCCTGCGCGCGTATTTTCCTGGTATCCAGTTGATCGAGGGTGATCCGCAGTATGCAAACGTCAAAGCATTCTATTTGATCGCGAGGAAGGTATATGGCTAAAGAGATCCGGATTATACAGGTGGCGTTTAACGTGCTCGATCCTGATCAGCTGCAGTTCTACAATCACGTCCAGGAGCGGCCAAATAAGTCTGGTTATCTCAAACGGCTGATTCAGCGGGATGTAGACGGCGGGAACGGCGGCGGCCGGCTGGCTGCGCCGGCTTCGGAGCTGGGGAATGATTTTGTCGTTGAGGGGTTTATCTAAGGAGGGATAACATGCTTGAGCTGGCGGCTATTTTTAAAATCCTCGGGATCGGGGTTGTATCTCATTTCAGCACAAATGTGCTGGAAAACATGGGTCATGGCGGCAAGGTGATATTCGTCAAGATTGCCGGTTACGTCGCATGTGCCTATGTATCATTTGAGGTCTGGTGGGAGTGCCTGCGGCAGGTTGCCCACACCTTCGGGGTGCATGTTTGATGCTTTTGCAGATACATTTGCAGATACATTAGTAATTACAGCAGTAGTATTGCAAATGTAGTACGAGCAAAAAGGTTGACAGATCGCGGAAAAGTGAAATTGTTTTGAGCGGGAGCGAAAAGGGGTGAAGCGAATGATAATGAGCGGAGTTGGTGGGATAGCAATTATTAAGTTAGCGGCAGCCTGTGGCTGCCTGGGCGGCGCGTGGACGGTCTACAGGACGACGGCAGACTCAATGTATCGGACCAAGATGAGGCGGCTGTTTGTAGCCGGAGAAATCTGCCTCAAGCGCAGGGGCCGGCAGGGGAAGGAGGTCCGCGCGTATCCCCAGGTGAGCCGGGTCACGGTTTATCATGATTGCGTGCAGGTGGTCTTTGTCCTGCCGAATGGACTGGACCCGAAAGAGGTCCGGAAACGGGATTGGCTATTCGAGCAGACCTTTGGAGATAATATCGAGCTGTCCGGCTCCTCCAAGACATTCACCTTGAACATTTACAGCCAGGGGGTGCAGCGGTTCGATTATGATCCGGAGGCCGTAGTGCGAGCCGTGGAAGGGCTGAGACTGCCTATCTATGTCGGACGGAGCCGGACAGGGGATGAAGTGTATGACATGACGGAGCACCCGCATTTACTGGTGGCAGGGGAAACCGGCAGCGGGAAATCCGTCGCGCTGCGGTCTATCCTCACGACCCTAATCCGGACAGCGGCGGACAGACTGGAATTGTACTGTGCAGACCTTAAGCGTTCGGAGTTCCATTTGTTCAAGGGGGTGGCGCGGGAGGTTGTTGTCGAGACGCCTCAGCTGCACAAGATCGTCCTCAAGATCCGGAAGGAGATGCGGCGGAGGGGAGACTTGCTGGACCGAGAGGGCCTGGCGAATTTAGACGATCTGCCGGAGGGGGAGCGGCCGCCCTATATCGTGCTGGCGATCGATGAGGTGGCTCTCCTCAAAAAGGAACGTGACCTCATGGACGGTATTGAGGAAATCAGCGCGATAGGGCGCGCGCTGGGTGTATTTTTGATTCTATCCATGCAGCGGCCAGATAGCGATGTCCTGGACGGCAAACTCAAGAATAACCTGACCGTTCGGATGGCTTTTCGTCATTCCGATGAAATAAACAGTCGGATCACCCTCGGCAGCGGGGAGGCAGCGGACATCCAGCAGAGCCAAAAAGGGCGAATGGTGCTCAAGCTTGACGGACTGACGACCGTCCAGGGCCCTTATCTGGACCTACCGAATGCGAAGGCACTCCTGGAGACCTACAAGCGGGCAGAGGAGCCAGCAGCGGCCCAGAATGAGCCGGAAATTAGTGAGGATGACGAAACAATTGAGATAGGAGTGTTATGAGAGTGAACGCGCGGGATAAGGCTATCGTGGCCGATCTGGTACGTTTCAGGTGCCTCAGCAGAGATGACATCGCGGAGCTCCATTTCTCCAATATCAAAAATCCAATCACCCAGGCCAACATGGTCCTTAAGCGGCTGCGACGGGATGACCTCATTACCTGCGCCACAGATCGCCGGAAGTACGTCTATTTCCCTGTTCCAGGCATCAAAAAGGATAGCGCCAAGATAGGGCACTTCCTGGCTATCGTGGACTTCTACAAGCAGATCCGGAAGGTGGAGCTGCCGCGGGTGTTCGATGTGGAGCCTAAGATCGCCGGCAAGGGGAGGCCGGAGCCTGACGTCTTTACGATCTGGAAGGGAGCGCCGTGGTTCGTGGAGATACAGCGGAGTCAGTTTTCAGACAGAGTGATGCAGGAGAAGATGAACCGATATGAGCAGTATTATCTGAGCGGGGAATGGGAACGAGAGGCGTGGCAGCCGGCGGCCAAGAAAGTATTCCCGTATGTGTGGATCGTCGGGGCTGGCGCCGGCAGTTACCGTACAGCAGGAAGGTCATTCAGAGTGTTCCAGGACACTGTCGATATGATGAAAAAGAAATTAGGGATTGATTCCTGATTTTGGGATGTGCTAATATGATGAACAAAGATATTGACGCATAAAAATGTTGGTTTACTAATCATCAAGTTTGGGTTAAATGAATATATAGGTTTGACATTGTAAGAAACGAAGCATTAAGGGTTGTAGACAGATTCAAGTTTTAAATCATTGAAGGGTACAAACATCTTATTAAGAAACCACCACACAATAAGTTTAAATGTTTATTTGCTGTGGGCGTGTTTTGTTTGATGTGCAGCACCCTCAATGATTTTAACTTGACTCTCTACAATCCTTTTTTTGTTGGACTAATTTAAGGTGGTGGTGCTGGATTATTTTACAAATCCCCTCTTCGACACTTTGCGACAGCTAAGTCGAAAGGAAAGATTTAGAATGTAGGAGAGCATATGGTTGTTAAGTGTTGCTTAACACTTTACTCGGGGAGGAGTAGATTAACTACTCATTCCTGCTACTGTCCCATTCCAGTACATAAAGATCGGTTACACGACAATTAAGGAAATATGCGGCGTTAATTGCGAATGTAAGTGACATCTTTGCATCGCCAGAAATCAATTGGCTAACGTATGAACGCGAGCACTTCATGTGTCTAGCGAACTCCGCTTGCGTAATTCCTTTGTCATCCAGTCGATCTTGTAGCAGGCAGTCCCCGAGTAGGAACGCCAAGATCGGTTAACCCCTTCCATTCAAATTTTAGACATATTATGTTCGTGTTTTTGTTCGCGTTTTTGTGCGAGGGGTGATATACTCATTTTAAATCGATGCTGACGGAAATTTAATACATCCAGGGAGTGATGACCTATTCGAAAAGAAGTTGATTTATCATTGTTATCCGTAAAAATGGGCAAAGAACCAGATTTCCTCACAAAAGTTATTTACGGCGATTTTTCTGTTCCTGAAGTTGACGTTCGAGACGAACAACAGCAATCACGCGAGCATATTCATCATCAGTCAATTCACGACCGTCTACCTTAAGTGAAAATTGTTCTTTAATCTCTTCGTCGGTCAATTCTAACGACTTATCAAAAAGCTCTTCCTCATTGGTTAGATAAGGGGTGGAGCTTTCTTTAATTATAGTGGAGTCCTGCAAAGATTGCTCTAATGCGCGAACGATATCTGATTTAATTTCCATACTGGAATCGTTAAATCGAATGAAATCTTTTATGTTTTCAATGCTTGCTGTGGGATCCAATCCACGTTCTTCTTTATACTCTGCGATATCATCCTCGTCATAAAATCTACTCGTTATTTCCCATAGTGTTTCTTTCTGTTCAGATTGAAATTTTGAAATACAGTTTTCTATTTGTTGATCTAAGTCCTCATGTATAGTGACATAGCTTTTTACAGCTTTTTTCTTTTCCTCTTCTAACCCCTCGAAATAACCTGCCTTCTCCATTAGCTCAGCTTGTGGAGCATCTAATCCAATAGCTAACTTTTTGATTGTTTCAGGTCGAGGCAAATCACGTAGACCATTTTCTATTCTTGATATTTGAGCATTACTCACTCCTGATTTTGTAGCGAGTTGATTTAGACTCAAGCCCTTTTGCTCACGGAGTTTTCTAATATATTCCCCGAAGGTAAGTTCCACTCTTCAACACTCCTTCACTGGTATATTGCACGAACAAATAATATCACAGATGTAAATATACACGATAATTCCCATTAGGTAAAGCTAATCAATGAAAAATCGTTACCGAGTGGTAAAACCTGACTCAAACGGTCGAATAAGAACAAATATTCTGTTTTTTGGGGTTTTACCCAGTGGTAACGATGTGGTACTTTATAAGTGTTCCCACTTGGTAACAACATATTCGTAGAAAGGAGGAGTTATGACAATGAGATTGATGCTTAATATTCCAAAGACATTGGAATTCATGGAGCAAAAGGGTTGGAGCGAAACTGATCTGGCTAATAAGATAGGTTGTTCTCGTGTTCAGGTGTACAGGGTATTACGGGGACAGAGGGCTCCAGGTAACGAATTTATTGCAGGCCTTCTAAGTGCATGTAGAGAGATGGGGTTTAACGACCTTTTTATTTTTGATGAATCGTTACCAGTAGGTAGTGGTGCAACAAGGGAGGTGCAAGTACATGAGTCACCTTAATGAGATTTCTGCCGAAGTGATCAATCACTACAACAGCTTACATCGGTTTCTAAACAGCGGACAAGTTGCTTCCGATCGAATCGACTTTGTACGAATGGAAATCGCAATGATCGAACGAGATCTTCCTGGCATTAAGGTACAACAATGATTGTCGCACTGATTGTGGTGGCCTGGATCTTAATTAATGCCCTATTCGTATGCCGACGCTTGTTGGCTGCAGAAATGAGAGAAAGGAGACATAAACAATTTGAACAACAGAATGAAGGTACTAACCAATGAACTCCTTCCGGTATACGAAACCGACATTGGAGAACGAATAGTTGATGGTCGAGAGTTGCATGCGTTCCTAGAAGTTGGTCGCGACTTCACCAATTGGATTAAGGATCGGATTGAAAAATACGGATTTGTAGCGCGCGAAGACTTTTCGCCAATTCTGGCGAAAACCCCTAACGGGAGACCAAGAACGGATTACATTCTCAAACTCGACATGGCGAAAGAACTCTGCATGGTAGAGAACAACATTAAAGGCCGTGAAGCCCGGCGCTACTTCATCGAAGTCGAGAAAAAATTCAAAGCATCAGCATATGTTCCATCTTATTTGATTGACGATCCAATAGCGCGCGCTCAGAAGTGGATTGAGGAGCAGAAAGCCAAACAAGAAATCGAAACTAAAGCTTTGATGTTGGAGCAGCGTGTGGCTGAGTACGAGCCGAAAATCAGTTACTTGGATCAGATTCTTAAATCAAAAGGCACAGTGACCATAACGCAGATCGCCAAGGACTATGGAATGTCTGGGAATGCCTTAAACAAAATCCTGCACGAAGAGCGCGTCCAGTACAAGCAGAATAAACAATGGCTCCTGTACCGAGAGTACCACGACAAGGGATACACCAAGTCAGAAACTATTGACATCACAAGGAGTAACGGAGACCCTGACGTAACCATGAACACACGCTGGACTCAGAAGGGCAGGCTCTTTATTCATGAACTACTGAAGAAGCGCGGGGTCATTCCATTGATGGATAGAAAAAGCTCTTAGAAAGGAGTACCACCATTGAACGAACAGAATCACCTTCGCAGGAAGATGGTGCAGGCCCTGCAAACACATCAGCGCATGCTTGCCGAGGGTAAACTCCTACAAGCTCATAATGCATTAGTCGAGTATCGCTTGTGCCGGCAGCAGTTGCTAAAGCTGTGGGGAGACAACTCCAGGTCCCTAATACTGGAGGCGATGTAGATGACTTTTGGTGAGTATATACAACAACTCAGAAAAGCCAAAGGGTTAACACTCGTAGAACTTGCAATGAAATGTGACTGCTCACATCCCTACCTGTCTCGTTTAGAAGCCGGGAAATACAAAAACATATCATCTGATATGATCCGTGCCTTATCGTCCGCACTCGGCGTCACCCACATCGGAATGATGATCAAAGCCGGTTATTTGACAGAGGATGAGGTCCTGACGTACCGAAAGGAGCGAGGCATCCATGATTAACGACCTCGATCGCTTTTCCCGCCCTCTGTGGGATGAACAAAAATCTGCAGGTCAGCTGGAAGAGGATGCACTGGATGCGTACAAGCAACAAGTTGAGGACAACTTGGTCGATTCCTTGGAAGGAGGTGAACAAGACAATGCAAGTGATTCAGAAGCTGACGGTAGTCAGTAACCCGACAAGAATCTTTGAAGTCGGTACCGAAGTGAATGGGCGGGAAGTCATCGAGATCAAGCAGGTTGGGGATGAGAACATATCGGAGTTTTGGGTGGTCGATGAGAATGAAAAAATCATCGTCAGCATCGAAAACTGTCCGGTAATCGTGGAATGGCAAGAAGTCGCTGAAGACTAAGCCTATTATTTTTTTGCCAAAATCGGGTCTTTGAGCCCTAAAAAGGAGCATGAGCAATGAACAAGTTGACGGTTGAATTGGAACTGGATTGGTTGGATTCAGAGTCCGGAAGCGTATCGGATGCGCTCAGAGACGAGGTAGTACGGGGACTGCAAGATCGATTGATCCATAAGGTTGAGAAGCAAGTGCAGGCTACCATCGAATCCAAGATTCAAGAAGCAGTTGAGAAAGTTAGCGATGAATTTTTGGTGACCGTGTATCAAGAAAGGCTGCAGAACCTGAAGATCCCGGTTAAAACAAGCACCTGGGGTTCAGAGGTGGAATACCATTCGATCTCCGAATATGTTGGCATTCAATTCGATAACTTCCTGAAGAGAAAAGCCTTCGATGAATATGGGAAACGAGTTGATTATGAACGTGATGCCAAGTACACGATTTTCGAATATTTCGCCAAAGACATTCTGGGCAAGGAACTTGAAAGGAAGGTTTCCGCACTTATCTCTGAAGCTAGACAAAAGGCAGAAAACACAGTGCTCAACACCCTAGAGAAGAACCTGCGTGAACAGTTGTCTGCTGACATTATCAGCCGATTAAACATCCCATCTATGTTGAAGAGTTTGCAGGAAAAGGCGGCAGAAATTGAAGGAGGGAACCATGAGTCAATTCAAACTGATTGAATGCAGCGGCCATAACTTTAAAGCCCACCGTGATCTAAGCGTTAAGTTTGGCGACCTGACCAAGATCACGGGGGACAACGAGGAAGGTAAGTCCAGTGTACTGGAAATCCCCACATGGACATTGTACGGCACGGACACCTTCGGCGGCAAGATGGACCCGACTCCTACGAATTACAAATACGATCATGTCTTGGCCGAAACGCTGCTGGAAGTTGACGGCAAGCCGCTCAAATTCGGTCGCGGGATTGAGAAGGGGAAGGCGACCTATTACATCAATGATGTTCCGAGCAAGGCGAGTGACTTCGAGGAGATCGTCAAATCGCTGATAGATAAGGATCTGTTCCTAGCCTTATTTAATCCACTGTACTTCTTCTCGCTCCATTGGGAAAGGCAACGCGAGCTGATGCTTCGATACTCGACGCCGCCCACTCAAAAAGAGGTGTTTGCGGAGATGAGCCGAACGAGCCCGGACCAAAAACTAAAGGACATAAAATTGAACCCTCAAGCCGAGAAGTTGGCCGAGCTGGTAAAAAAGCACACGCTGCCGCAGCTTGAGGAGATCCATAAGAAGAATAAGAACGACAAAGACACAGCACATAAGAAAGCCCAGGGCCGGACGGAGACGCTTGAGGAACAACTGCGTCAGCTTCCAGATGTACCGGATGATATCGAGGCAATCAAAGCGGAAGACGCTGAATTGGTCAAGCAGATCAAAGACATCCATGCCAAGATCGAGCTGGCCGACGAGCCTAAACGAAAGCAGGCGGTGCTTGAGGGGACGCTCGATAATGTCCGGCAACAGATTGCAGCTGCCAAGGCCCGATACATGAAGGTCCACGGCGAAGAGATCGCGGAGGAATGCTCCACCTGTAAGCGGCCGTTTGACGAGGCAGCGAAGGCGGCAGCCGAAGCGAGCAAAGAGGAGCGAAAGAAGCCGCTGCGGGAAGAGCACGACAAGCTGGTCGCTCGTCGCAAGGAACTCGAGGCTGAGCTCGCCGCGGTGGAACTGATTGACGTTTCGGAGCTTTGGGAACAGATGCGGGCCTTGGAGCAACGTAGAGACGCGACAGCAGACACGATTAGCTGGTACAACCGACGCCAAAGCCTACAAGCAGACTTAGAAAAGGCGCGGGCAGACGAAGCTGAGCTGCTGGCGAGCAGGAACGATTCCATCTTTATCCTTGATGCAATCAAAGCATATGAGGCCAAGTCGGCGGAATTGCAGGCGGCCAAGGTTCAAGGACTATTCCAGACACTTACGATCCGGCTCTTTAAAGAGCAAAAGAACGGCGATATTAAGCCGGATTTCGTAATCGATCGGGACGGCAAAACGCCAGCGCAATTTTCCTTATCGGAAAGTATCCGGGCAGGTCTGGAAGTCCGGGACGTTATCAGCCAGCAAAGCGATTGGATCGCCCCTTGCTTTATCGACAACAAGGAGAGCGTGACTCGTTATAAAGCTCCTCGAGGTCAGCTGATCACTTGCCAAGTCGTTGAAGACCAACCATTAAAAATCATTAACGCTTAGGAGGCACTTATCATATGGCAAATTCTAATACGCAAGTAATGACTCTCACTCCAGAGATCAAGGATGCATTTCCAATCGAAGTCCTTGAGGTAATCCGTACATCCCTTTGTCCGACTGCAACAGACCCTGAATTTTTGCTCTTCGCTCATAAGGCAGCATCCTATCGACTCGATCCTTTCAAAAATGAAATCTTCTTTATCAAATACGGGAACCAGGCGCGGATCCAGTTCGCTGCGGAGGCGTACCTCGCGAAGGCAAGGGAGAAAGAAGGTTTTCAGCCACCCGACACTCAGACGGTTTGTGCCAACGACACCTTTAAGGCACGGAAATATAAAAACGAGAAGGGTGAAGACGAATGGGAAGTAATCGAACATGAAGTTACTTTCCCTCGCGGAGCCATCGTTGGAGCATACTCAATTGCTTATAGAGATGGATACCGCCCTGTGACCGTTTTTGTTGACAAAGAGCATATCGGTCATGTGTACACAGGACAGAACAAGGACAACTGGAATAAGTGGGAGCCGGATATGATCGGCAAACATGCCGAACAAAGAGCACTGAAAAAACAGTATGGTCTTGAATTTGGAGATGAGAACATCGAACAGCCACCGCTTCAGAATATCGATTCATACAAACGAAAAGATGTAACCCCAGAAGCTGAAGGACCGGAAACAGCAGCACCTCAGCAAACCGAGCAGGGCGATGACGAAGCTGCTTCGCGTATGAAAGCACTCAAAGCTCAGGTCAAGGCTAACTACAAGAAACTGGGGCTAACGGACAAGGAAGCTATGGGCGCGCACATGCAGCAATACTGCAAGGTTAAGGGTGACGAGCCTACGGAGGCAGAACTGAAGGCATACCTCAAAATTATGGACATGCAAATTCAAGCAGCAGAGCAGGCAGAAGACACGCTCCCGGAATAAGCCATGGAGCAGATAATCATCTATGAGCGGTGCCCGGACTGCCAGGTATGCGGCAGCGAGATTAACCCAGGCAATGAGGAGTACATCCACGATAAGCGGGTGTGCCCCCGGTGCTACGAAGGACTGGAGGGGAAACGTAATGGCAAGCGAAAGCAAGCCCGTGCAGTTAGACCTTTTCGACCATATTGACCCTCCGGCTCCGGCACGGGAAGTCCTGAACGGAATGTATTACGAAAAGGCCACGGATAAATTCGTCTCCTTCGTGCTTGGGCGCCGGTATTACGAAGAGCCGGCGAAGGGATGCCCGCACGATCGGGAGTGGCAGGAACGATTAAAGAGGGAGCGTGCGATATGAAGGTGGACATTCTAGCTTCCGGCAGCGCTGGGAACTGCGTGGCAGTCGCTACCTGCGGCAAGACAATCCTGATCGACGCCGGCGTCGCCAAGACCAAGATCGAAAAACGGCTGCTGGAAGTCGGCATCCGGCCGGATCACATTGCAGCGATCATGATCACCCACGCACACAACGACCATATCAAGGGGCTGACCCTGGCGAACAAATTCCGGATCCCGGTATGGGCAACGGAAGGCGAATGGCACAAGATATCCGGCGTAGATGAAGACCTGCGGCTGACGGCGGAAACCAGGTTCAGCAAATACGAAATGATCGATCTTGGCGGAATGCACGTTTACCCCTTCAAGGTCCACCATGACGCGAAGGAGCCTGTTGGGTACGCGGTAGAGGACGACGACGGCTGCCGCTGTTGCATCGTTCTCGATACGGGCCACGTCGATCAGGACATCATCGACATGATGGAGGGCCAGATCATCATCATCGAGGCAAATCACGATCCGGACTTGGTGCCGCTGTGCAGCCGGCCGGAGAGCGTCAAAGCCCGCATCCTCTCCGACATCGGTCATCTGAGCAACGAGCAAACGGCAGCGGCCCTGCAGCAGGTTATCCGGGGCCGCGGCGAGCGAATATATCTGACTCACTTGTCGGGTGAGAATAACACTCCGCAGCTGGCGGAAATGACCGTGAAGATGGCGCTCCGGCAGCGCGGATTCGAAGCAGGAGAACATTATCACTTGGAGGTGGTTACTGGTGCTTAACAATTTGACTGTATTTGACTTCGAAACTACTGGACTTGATCCGGTGAACGATAGAGTAATAGAAATGGCTGCCGTCAGGGTTGTAGATGGCGAGATTGTAACGGGATTTCACACTCTCATTAAAACGGAAATTGAATTGACCCCGAAGATCACAGAAATCACAGGGATCTATCCAGAGATGTTGCAAGGGGCAATGGATGAAGGTCTTGCCTTCCGGATACTGCGTAACATTATGGGTGACAGTTTACTGGTTGCTCACAATGCCGCATTTGATCTCCAGTTCTTGCACCATGCTCTTCAACGGCTAGCAGGAAAAACATTCACCAATCCGTTCATCGACACGCTCACGATTAGCCGCGATCGGCACACCTACCCTCATAAGCTGACAGACATGTGCAGCCGGTATGGTATCGAATTGCTGGGGGCACATAGAGCCCTGAATGACGTCGAAGGCTGTTGGAAGCTGCTAGAGGCCATGCACAATGAAAATCCTGTTGACTCATATATTAACCGTCTTGGTTATCTCAGCAAATACGGCCCGCCTGAATGGGTACCAGCACATGCGAAAATTTTTGGGACTTCAAACAAATATGAACCGCGCGAGGTGGTTTAGATGAAACCTTACAAAAATGTTTATTCGGCCGAGGAGTATAAACAGCTTCAAGAACTGAATGAGGCGGCATTGGAACAAAACAAAATCCTAAAGCGGCAACTTGACGAAGCGATGGAAAAGCAGAAGGTGGAGCTGCCGCGGAAAGTGGTCGAAGCAATTGAAGGATTTCGTGAACTTGGTTGGGAGCCTCATGATATTTTCCAGATCTCCTATGATCCAACTGATGGGCAGTGGTCTTCCGAATTGAACAAGTACATCACCATTAAGTCTAATGGGGCAAGAAAGTTAATGGAAGCCCTCGTGAACGGCTACATGGTCGAGCAGACACCGGCTGAAAAGTTGCACACCAAAGTTGAAGAACTAATCTTTAACTGGATCGGCTCCCTGGACGTAGACGAGGAAGAAGTGCACCAACTGGCTGACCGGATCGTGGAGCGTGCAGAAGAAATATTAACCTGAACGTTGGTGAGGAGGCATGAGCGGGTTTATCCCGATTGGAAGGGAGCTTCAGAATCACTGGCTCAGGCGTGATAAAGATTACTGGATGGTCTTCTGTGAAATGTACTTTTTGGCCCGTTATTCAGACAAGCCTGAGACGCGCGTGATCGACGGGCTGGAAGTCACAATCCATCAAAAAGAATTCATATTTGGTCGTCCTGGTTGGAGTCGGAGGCTTGATATATCCGAGCAGCGGCTGAAGACCCTAATCAAAAAACTCATTGAAGAAGGCTTCATAAAACAGACCCAAAGGCACAGCAAATTCACTGTGTATTCCTTCGAATATGAGCCCGAAATCATCCAAATGAGCAACCAGCAGAACAACCAGCACAGCAACCAGCAGAAATTTTCAGAGCAACCAGCAGAAACTCAAGCAGGACAAGGGCTCTCGGGCACAATCAACCAGCAGGATTTTTCAGAGCAACCAGCACAACAACCAGCAGAGCAACCAATGAAAGAAGAAGGTATTAAAGAAGAAGGTTACAAAGGAGAAGGTTTTAATATTATGGCGAAAAATCAATTCGACCAGTTCTATGAAATCTACCCGAGAAAAGTAGCAAAAGCCTATGCACAAAAAGTATGGGATAAGCTGTGCAAGGATAAAGAGTTCGATCCGGCTTTCGTCATACAAAATACAGCGAACTTCGCTGAGACCCATAAGCTGCTCAATACAGATAAAAAGCATATCCCACATCCCTCCACCTATTTAAACCAAAAACGATATGAGGATTATGATGTGGTGGATCCGGAAGGGTTGCTTCAGGTAACAAAACCAAACACCAAGGGGGGCAGCGGAAACCCACTGGATCGATTACTTCGAAAGGAGTTAGAGGCGGATGGATCGTACAGGCGTGATATTACTGATGAAGTACATCGCGGGGGCTTACCGGAGCTTCCGGACGGCCGATGATGCTCAAGCCGAGCAAGAGGTGGCGGTTTGGCACGACATCCTTCAGGACATTCCTAACCAGTTGGCAATGGAAAAGACAAGGGAACTCTGCCGGGTAAACACCACGTTTCCTCCGACTCCCGCAGAGATTTATCAAGCATGCGTACAAAATCAGTCCTTATCTGTCTATCAAATTCAGCGGATAGAGAATGAACAGCAGCTCCTCGAACTCCAAGAGTATCACGAAAGGGAAGAGGTCAAACCAATGCCGGAGCATATTGCGAATCGGTTGGAAAAACTCTTTGCGGGCATGCGGGTGAATCGGGATGAATCTTGAATCAGAACGCGCCACCCTTGGCTCACTCCTTAGAGATCACGAGCTGATGGATGAATGTTATCTATCAGCGGATGATTTCAGCGAAGAGGAGGATAACCGTACCATTTTTAAAGTATTGCAATATGCAAAGGAACACTTTGAGGGAGTAAAGGACCCGTTCGATCCGGTTCTGCTTGTATCGAAGTGGGGTGAACGCCTGCAAAGGGTTGGCGGAATCACTCGATTAATGGAGCTTCGAAATTCGGTTCCGACCACTGCCGGATTCACACATTACCAACAAAGTGTGCGATCCGCCCGGATCCAGCGGGAAATTCAAGAAATCGGTCAACAAATCAGCACCTCTGGCGGAGGGGATCTGTCAGAGCTCCAGCTAAAAATGAATCAGTTAGCGGAGCTTCAACGGGGGCAGGAGGGCACGGGGCCTGTTCATATGGCAAAGATCCTAGAAGGTCATGGACAAACCATCATGAAAAGAGCTCAAAGTAAGGGCGTGAGCGGGGCAAAGACAGCAAATGACGACATCAGCCAAATGAGTGGCGGTCACCAGCCCGGGGACTTGGAGATTATCGCTGCTCGCCCGAGTATGGGCAAGACGCAGTATGTACTTAACGACATGGATGCCGTCACAAGTGCCGGCTGGTCTGCAGTAATCTTTTCCCTTGAGATGGGCGCCTTGAAGTTGGTTGAACGTTTGGTTTCCAGCATCGGAGGTATCAAGAATAAAAAAATAAAGTCCGGTCTGATGTCGGATAACGATTGGCATTCATACAGCAAGGCAGTTGAAATCATAGCTTCCCGCAATTTATTCATAGACGATACTCCAGGAGCCACGGTTGAATACGTAAGGCGGCAAGTTAAGCAGCTCAAGAAAAAGCATCCCAAATTGGTTGTCTATGTTGATTACCTTCAGTTCCTTAATACCGAAAAGAAATTCACCAAAAACAACGAAAAAATCGGCTATATAACGAAGGTGCTTAAGGGAATTGCTCGCGAGTTTAATGTGTGCATGGTCGCAATATCGGCGGTCGGCCGGGATTGCGAAAAGCGTCCGGATAAGAGACCGCTGCTGTCCGATCTCCGCGAGTCAGGAGATATCGAGAGTGACGCAGACGTTGTCATCTTCCTTTACCGGGATGAGTATTACAACGCCGACACCATCAAAAAAAAGATAGTCGAGTTGATCGTGGCAAAGGGGCGGGACATCGGTACGGGAACGTTTGAAATGATATTCCAGAGCGATACCGGACGGTTCATTAACTTGACTAAGGAACAAAAGGAAAAGCTTGCGGAGATGGTGAGGGAGTATGAGCAAACTAATTCAAAACGACGAGCAATATAACAAGGCTCTCAGCGGGCTTGTTACTATGGCGGCGCAGCTGGATGACCCATTAAGCCCGATGAGTCCTGAAGAAAAGTCTCGGGTACAGGCGATCTATGACCGGACTGCAGAGCTTGTGCAGTATTACAAGCGTGGGTTGATGGTCAGGAAATTTCCTGGCCTCCGTGAGCAATATGAGAGCCTCGGATGGAAGTGGCAGGAGCTCAGTGGCCCCGTACAGTCTGAGCCGGATCAAACGGAGAATCAGCCAGGGGAGAAGGCTGTTCCGGAGGAACCAGATACTCAGCCGCCGGCAGAAGAACGGAAAGAGCCGGAGGAAATAGCACCGCCAGCAAGGCCGGCACCAAACAAGAGCTTGATGGACTGGCTCGATGATTAGAAAGCGAGGGGAAACGATGCAATATATAACCATTGCAATACCGGTCCTGGATTACCCGATCCGTGGCTACCAGCCCGGGGACATGCGGGTGAAGCTTCAAGAGGAAGCGAACGAATTGATTGAGGAGATCGAGTCTGCGGACTTTGATCAGCGCCGAATGCTCAGCGAGCTGCTGGATGTGCTGCAGGTAACGGTCGGGATGATCCGGCAGCAGGCTAGGGAGGTTTTGCCTCCAGGAGAGGCATCGAAGGTGCTTGCCGATGTGATTGTACGTGCTAATCAAGATCATCTTCTGAAGATCAATGAGTATGCCCGGCAGCGTTCCTGGGAGGTGGTGAGATAGATGGGAAGATGTAAATTTCCGAAATGTGATCAAAGCGCCTCTGGAACGTGGGCCCTGGTGGAGCTCTGCAGCGATCATCTAAAGGGGATACGGATTGAGACGGACACTTATTACCGCAAAAGTATCTATTCCTATCAGCGCTATCTGTACAACCAAATATCCTGGCGGATCCCTTGGAGTCGGGAGGCGATGAAATGAGATTCGTCGGAGTGGATCCAGCAACAAAAACTGGAGTGGTGATCCTGGATGAACAAGGGAACGTGATTTTTGAAAATGAGCTCAAAGGTGAAGGACGAAAAATTAAAGGCGGGATAAGTACCGAGCAGCTCGTTTCTCTTGAAAACCAGTTCTATAAGATCATCAAGCCGGCGGATGAAATATCGATTGAGCAGCCGGCGATGGGTACGCAGATGGGCGTGACAACCGGGATGATCCACGGCGGGCTGCGGTCGATGATATTCAGGAAGGGGCTTGCTTTTTGGGATGTTAACCCGGCCTGGACAAAGAAGTATGTCAAGGTAACCGGATGGGTTGTGGAGAACGGAAAAAAGCGCAGGTTTAAGGATAACGAGAAGAAGAAAGCGATGAAGGATGCTACGCTCGAACACTTTGGGTACACCCATAAAAGCGATAACGTCGTTGATGCTTACATTATCGCTCGGATCGCTTTGAATCTTTACCTGATGCGGGAGTATAAACCTTTGCTCGACACCCAAACCTACCAGGTCGAAGTATTGGAATCCATTTTAAATAAAGTTGAGTGACCCGGGGCCGATCAGGTCCTGCGGCGGACAGTCACACCCAAATGACGGAACAACAGTTCTTATTTTGATCAGAGAAGGAGGTTGCTGGATTGAAACCTTCACAAATTAAGGCTGGAAAGACCTATGTCGGAAACGGCGGATCTCTGAGAAAAGTAACGGATACTCGGTCTGGATGGGACGGGAAAGATTTTTACGATAACATCTACTTCATTTGTATCAAAGGCAGAAGCCCAGGGGCAGAGTCGGTGGTATCAAGAAGACAGTTCGCGAAATGGGCTCTGGCTGCCACAGTAGAGGAGGAGGCGTAGATCCGTGAAGGTATACGATTACTACATTACTCAAGCAGAATATGAACAAGCTGCGGAAAATGGAGTGTCCAGGGATCTCATGAATCATCGAGTTCGTGGTCTCGGTTGGGGTAAGGATCGCGCGATCGCTACGCCGCCGCGGAAGAAATCCATCCATAAAGAATGGCTGGATATAGCTGCTGAGAACGGCATTTCGAAGAGATTGTATTTCAAAAGAGTTTACCGTGGTTGGTCAAAGCAAGATGCAGCGATGAAACCAGTTATGAGTACGAAAGAAATAATCAAAAATCTTGACAACTATAGATTAAAAATTTTTGAACCAGAGGACATCCAGGAAGCGGCTCGCAACGGCATCTCGTACGAGACATTCCGGAAAAGAGTTAGGGATTGCGGGTGGACAGTAGAGGAAGCGAAGACAAGACGGCTTTACACACCTACAGAACGCGCTTCAAAAGGGGCGAGAGCCGTCAGACGAAAGCACGGCAATATATTCGCACTTGTCTATCAGAAGAAGGTAAAGTGAACGGTTATAACAACTACATTTCATTGTGAAGGGGATATTCATATGTCGATTAAAATGAACGTCCAAACCGAAAAAGCGCAAGGGACACTCTTAATCTCGGATGCTACGGAGGCCAATAAATCCGATGTTATCAAAGGTTTCTTCAACCTCCTGGGGCCTGTGAAGGAACTGACCCAGGGCGTCACCTATTCTCCAGAGATCACTATTAAAAAAGGTCCAAAGGAACTGGATGAAAGAGAGGTTATCCTACCTCTGAAGCATCCGCTAGCGAATCGCAGTAGTCAACGTGAAATAGCATCTCCTGAAAAATCTGAATCACCGATCAAAAAGCCTGATTTAATCAATTCGACTAGAACACTCAGCCCGACGATCGGCGAAATGCTTGGGGTCGTTCCGCAGCAAGATGCTCCAGCAGCTGAAGAGCCTGAATGGTATCAGACAGGAATCAAATACAAGCAGGGGGTCCCGCACTACAAACTCCGTTACTGGTGCAAAAATCCACAATGCCGAGATAGATCCAATGACTATATCAAGGAAGACCAGAAAACGGTCTGCTGCCGGAAATGCGGACAAGAGCTGATGGTAAGACAAGCAACGGACGAGCATTTGAAACGTGATGAATGGGGCAATTTCTTTATCGCCGACAAGTTGGCCCCATAACCTACCAAGGAGGTAACGATACGGGATGATCAAGATCCTTGAACTGTTCGGAGGGATAGGAGCACCCAGAAAGGCACTTGTTAATCTCGGCATTGATCATAAAGTTATCGATTACGTCGAAATCAATGAGAAAGCTGTCCGGGCGTACAATGCCCTTTACGATAACCGTCATCAGACGCAGTCAGTCGAGGGCTGGAACCTCAGACCAGACATTTTAGTGCATGGCAGCCCCTGTCAGGATTTCAGTCGATCAGGCAAAAGACTCGGCGGTAATGATGAAGATAAAACCAGATCATCGCTCATGTGGGAGACGCTGCGAATCATCAAAAATATGGGGGATTGGAAACCGCGTTATGTAATTTGGGAAAACGTGACGGGTGTCCTGGATAAGGACATGATTCACAGTTTTAACAAGTACCTAATTCGAATGAACGAACTGGGTTACACCAGTTCATACGAAGTGTTGAATGCCACAGAATTTGGGATTCCGCAGAAGAGAGAGCGCGTCTTCACAATCAGCATATTGGGATCAAAGGCATTTGATTTTAGCAAGCTTGAACGGCAGCCCATGCGTCATATTGATGAATTTTTAGAATCGGATGTTAATGATCCGCAGTACATCATAAATGTCCCCAGCATGTTGAACAGGATCGAAGAATTCAATCCCTCCGCTCGGAAGAAATATCGGACGCTTGGAGTTATCGTGGACAGTTGCTGGACGATTACAGAGCGCCAGGATAGATGTCCTAACGCAGGAATCATACGTCTCCCAGATAAACCTCAATATCGTTATCTAACCGAGCGCGAATGCTGGAGACTAATGGGATTTAGTGATGAGGACTTCAATGCAGTGCTTAATGAGTATCCAACAAAGCCAGGAAAAAGAAATGCCACTCTTTATAGACTGGCCGGGAACAGCATTGTAGTTGATGTGTTGGAAGCTATTTTTAAGGCTTTACAGCAGGAAGAGTTTATAGAACAACCGCCCTATATGGTATTCGGCGATAAAGGACAGCTGCAACTGAATTATTAAACGATCCAGGAGAGATGAGAATGAAATCCATAAATGAATTGGTACAAGAAGCACATCAGAATGCAGTATCAAAGGGCTGGTGGGACGAACCGCGAAGCTTCGGGGAAATCATCGCGCTGATCCATTCGGAGGCATCCGAAGCGCTGGAGGATCATCGGAACGGCAAGCTGCCGACGGAAGTCTGGTTTGAGGCGAAGAACTACGATGGGGACATTGTCCTTTTTAAGGAGCAAGCGGCGCCTGATTTTAAACCATGCGGCATCCCTTCAGAACTGGCCGATATCGTGATTCGAGTGTTCGACGCCTGCGGGCGGTACGGCATCGACCTGGAGAGAGCGATAACCCAAAAGATGACGTATAACGCCACCCGGCCGCGGCGGCATGGCGGGAAGAAGCTATGAAGCATCTCAAATTTCGAGTATGGGATAAAGATTTGAGGAAAATGCACGTTTGCGGCGAGGACATCCATGACTCCATTTCCTTTGATGAAGACGGTAAGGCTTTTTACTACAATCTCCAGAATGGCTGCGGCAGCGGCGGCGAGGACTCGGAATATGTTTTGATGCAATACACTGGCCTGGATGACATTGAACGCAAAAACATATTCGATCGAGACCTGGTAGAGATCAAGGGACACCCGTTCCAGGGTCCGAACATGCGGGTCGACGGCATATACGAAGTCGGATACAACGATCGCATGGAATTATGCTGCGGCAGCTGGCTGCTTCATCGAATGTTGCCTTACATCACGGTTGTTGGAAACATCTACGAGAATCCTGAACTGCGGGAGGTGCCTCATGGATGAATCGAAAAATAATAGATGCCGATCATCGATCTGAAATGTGGGATAAGGCAGACAATGCCCGGAACGAAGAGGCTCATCTGCGGGATGAGGTGTTCGAGCTGATTAATGCCTTGGAATATGCCTATGACGAGTTGGCCCGCATTCGCTGTGATTACCAGGCAGACAAGCAGCGGTTCCATGATCAGGCCCGAGAACTGGCACGTTACCAGGCTTCGCTGGATTGGTTGAAGCAAAGGTTCGAAGAGGAATGGACATATGAGCCGGGGATCGGCGAGGTCGTAGATGAAATCATATATCGGTTTGAGGGTGGAGGTGAGTCCGATGCTGGATAAAGGGAAAAGTGAGTTTTGGCCGCCAGAAAAGATTGCTGCTCATCTCAAGGCGATCGGAGCAGACAAGCCACCTGAGCCAAGAAACAGCGGATTGAAATATGAGATCACCGCGCCGCGGAAGGGGTACAGCGGCAAGTATCTTAAGCGAGGTGGGGAGTATTGAGCAAAGGAACAAAGTTCAGCGTAGTCATTGAATCCCCACAGCGATTGGAGATCGGTTCAGGCATCCACGTAGAAGGAAAAATAATTGTGGTCACGAGCATTCGTAAAGTCGAATATGTCAACGATAGATTGGTTCTAGTAAGTGGGACGGGAACGATTCAAAGAAAATAATCTGAGAGGGGAAATAACCAATGATCAATATGAACGTGCTTTTTAAGTCCATGCAGAAAGATGACAAGAAGGAAATCCTCAAGTTTGAAATCAAGGGATCCGAGGATGCCGGCGAAGAAATGGAGCTGTTCGAGCTCTCCGGAAGCATCGTAGTTCTCTCCCTGAAAGTCGGAGGAGATGATGTTTGCGGAGATGTAACGGCCGAGTTTATCTCCATGCAGCGCGACAGTAAGAAGACTGTCATGAAGTTCGGTATTAAAGGGGACCGAGATGGCAAGGCTCAAAAGCTTTACGAATTCGCCGGCCGTAATGTAGAACTCGGAGTGGCACCAAGCCAGATGAGCATTGAGGAGTTTAATGAGCCGAGGGAAGGCGTCCGCGGCAAGATCAATCCGGATGGGACGGTAGAGGTCGAGGACAAGAATCAAGTAACCATTGATGAGGTTGCTGCTGCAGCTGAGGAAGACGGCCCGCCGATGCCAGGTGACGATGATCTGCCGCTTTGATTGAGTGTAAGGCACAAACCCCGGCTCCGGCCGGGGATCCCCCTTGGAAACTGTGAGGTGAGGAGAGAGTGGGGCAAATGAGCTTTTTACCAGAGATTGACCGGGAACGGACTCAAGAAGCGGTGGAGGCGATCCTTGAACGGTACCGGATGTATAAATTCCTTTCTTTCGAGGAGCGCGAGGCAAGCACCACCTCGAGTATCAGTGATATTCCGAGGAGCTTCACGGGGACAACGAGTGACCAAACGGCTAACATCGCTATTTACAACGTGGACACGCGGGCCCAGCAGAAGAACTTCTGCGAACGAGTCGAGCGAGTAGTGAAACGGATGCCGAGAATGGAAAGGTTTCTGATCGAGGAAAGGTACATGACTACGGAGCATGATTACATTACCGATCAGCATGTCTACAACCACGTTTTTCAGCCGCCAATCAGCGGGGGGAAGTACAGCAAAATCCGATGGAAAGCATTTTATAAACTGGCTGCGGGCTTCGATGTTCTTGTAACCAAGAAGGAATCAGATGATGAGGGGGCAACTTAACCAAGCCCCTCCTCATAGCATAATAGTGGGTGATGATCATGGGGAGCAAAGAGAAAACGTTCCGGATAAAATTTTTGACCGTCGGTGACCAGTCTGCTGAGATCATTCGCAGTATAGCAAAGAGCGAAATTCAAAAGACGCTGGATTCTCACGGTGCGGTGTCGTACAATTTGGATGATGTTTTGTCCAAATATATTACAGGGGAAATGCGTAATGATCAAAGAGGATAGAGCTTATGTCCGGGTATCCACCAAGTACGAAAGCCAAAGGGATAGCCCAGAGCACCAAGAGTCCTTTATCAAAGAGACTGCTTCCAAGGATGGCATCACAATCTCGAAGGTATATGAGGACAGGGATACAGCCACGAACATCGTAGAACGTGAAGATGTTAAGCAGATGATCAGCGACGCTCAAAAAGGTCAGATCCGCTCGCTATGGTTTGCCTCCTTATCCCGTTTCAGTCGTGACGCTCTCGACGCAATCACACTTAAAAGAATCCTGGTCAATGCATTGAAAATCAGGGTTGTATCGATCGAGGACGGATACGATTCGGCGAAAAAGGATGACGAGCTGCTATTTGGGATCAAATCGGTGGTAAACCAGAACACAAGCGGCGATATCAGTGTTTCCAGTAGGCGGGGGATAAGACAGTCAGCTCTTGATAAAGGGAATATTATCGCTTCAAAGCCTGCATTCGGTTATCGAAAAATAACTGTTGAGAGACGAAGAACCTATGAAATAGTTCCCGAACAGGCTGCAATTGTTGAGTTGATTTACTCTTTATACATCGATGAAGGACTTGGCGATAAGGCTATCGTTGCTTATCTCAATGGCGAGAACCCATCAGAAAGAGTCTACGAATCCTATACCGGGAATCTATGGTCTCTATCGACCGTACAAAGCATTCTCACCAATCCAACGTATACTGGTTACAATGTGGCAGGAAGGTATGCCTCCGAGATCGTATACGACGACATCACGGATCTCATGAATCGACGCAAGAAACTGGTCAAGAAGCCACCGAGCGAATGGGAATGGTCAGAAAATCAAACTCACCCTGCTATTATCCCAAAAGATCGTTATGATAGGGCTCAGGAGATTCGGCATTCGCGCGGCGGGAGAGGTGGCCGGAGGGAGTTTGTGAACGTATTTGCCAAAATGATATTCTGTGCGCATTGTGAATCGGCTATGGTCTCCATGATGTCTAAAGGTCGGGGGAACAAGGAATATCGTTATCTGATGTGTAGTAGACGGCGGCGAGTAGGGAAAGCAGGTTGCCCAAATGATAAGTGGATCCCTTATTACGAAGCAAGGGACGAGCTTATTGGTGAGATTTTGGAGAGGATTAAAAATGCCATCCAACAGCTAGAGAATCGCGGTGCTGATGAGCTTGCCATAGCGATGCCAAAGAACAACTTCGACAAGGAAAAGCGCAAATACGAAAAGCGAATCGAAGACAATCGTAAGCTGCTCTTTGAGATCCGGCGGCAGCACATGCTTGAAGAGATCGATAAGGCACAGTATGAATTCGAGAAGGAACAATATGAGAAGGAAATCTCCGACCTTGAGAAAAAGCTGGCACGGATCGAGGCGGAGGAAAAGAAGTCTCTGGACCTTCAGCGTTTGATTAAAGACGCGAAGAAATCGCTCCGGGAACTGACGGACATTACATCTTACAACGAGAATGTGGAGAAAACACGCAAGCTTTTGGAAAAGGTAGTGAAAAGGATATACGTTACTCAGGATGGTGAAATCACGGTTGAGACGTATATTTAATTTTTTTGTCCTTTGTTGCGTGCTTGAAAATGCATAACCAACGTCATGCAGAAGCTAAACGTCAAGGGCCGTTCGCAAGCTGTCGTTGAGTTGATAAAACTCGGTGAGTTAAAGATCTGACATCATGCCGGTTGTATGAACGAGAGCACAGCGAAAGCCTTCTTCCCCTGTAAGGGGAGCAAGAAGGCTTTTTTGTGGTGCGCCCGGCATGGGCGATAACTTGGCGGTGAAAGTCCGCTACAGGCTTGGCAGTAGGAACTGTTAGCCAAAGGCAAGGGTGTCCGCCGCGAGGCGGAATCTGAAGGAAGCCGGAGGCAAACCCTCGGTCTGACGAACAGAAATCACATAGAAGGCATGGTGGGGCGGACGAGCTTGCCATACAAAGCAAAGTCCAATACTGCCCGAACCCCATTATGTAGATGTGGCAGATAGATGAGGGGAAGGTTATCGTTCTTACCCGGGGAGGTCTCACAGACGTGGAGCAGGAAAAAAAAAAAAAATTCCGAAACACGGAGCAAAACTTACTGTGAGAAGTCAGCAGAAGCCATACTACCGAGTTTTTTTTTTTTTCGGGAAGGGCTGAACAATCGTAAGTCTCAAGTACACACAGGAAGGAGAATCGGTGCAATGAAAGCAGAAAACCGTAAGGGCTGTCTGCAAAGGGATAGTGTGGAACATGAAGAGTATGCAGGAGCGCAGAGCATCGACACTCGGGAAAGTAGAGAAAGAGACGGTGCAATCGAATTGCTGGAAAGGATACTGAACAGGAACAACCTGAACAAGGCCTTCAAGCAGGTCAAAAGTAATCACGGAGCGCCGGGAATCGACGGAATGAGCGTCGAGGCGGCACTACCGTGGCTGCAGGAAAACAAAGACGAACTGCTGCAAAGTATTCGGGATGGAAGGTACAAGCCGAATCCGGTACGGCGCAAAGAAATCCCCAAACCAGATGGAAGCGGAGTGCGAAAGCTTGGCATACCCACGGTCGTGGATCGAGTCATCCAACAAGCAATCGCCCAGCAACTGCAACCCCTGTTTGAACCGCTCTTCTCAGATGGAAGCTATGGCTATCGCCCGAAGCGAAGCGCGCAGCAAGCCATACGAAAAGTAAAAGAGTACGCGCAAAAGGGCTACGGATACGCGGTAGAAATTGACCTCTCCAAATATTTCGACACACTGAACCATGAATTGCTGATGAATCTCTTGCGAAAACAAATCCATGACAAACGCGTTACCGATCTGATTAAGAAATATCTAAAAAGCGGAGTGATGGAAAACGGGATTCATTGCAAGACGGAGGAAGGCTCACCCCAGGGTGGCCCCCTATCGCCGCTTCTGGCCAACATCTACCTGAACGAATTCGACCAGGAGATGAAGAGCCGAGGTGTCCAGGTCATCCGGTATGCGGATGACATAGTGGTGCTAGCCAAAAGCAAACGGGCGGCGATGCGGCTTCTGGAATCGTGCAGAAAATATCTTGAGAACAAGCTGAGACTTAAGATGAATACGCAGAAAAGCAAGGTGACCAGTGTAGTGGCCCGGAAGCACTTCAAATTTCTTGGCTTTGCATTGGGAAAGAACAGAAACGGCTTGTATATTCGTGTCCACCCGCAATCCCTCGCAAAAGCAAAGAAGAAGCTGAAAGAACTGACGAGCCGAAGTCAAGGAAGAAACGCACGAGAAGTTATGGAGAAGGTGAAAGTCTACATTCGCGGGTGGCTTGGCTACTATTACGTGGCGGACATGAAACGGATATTGCAAAGCTGGAACGAATGGGTGAGAAGACGGCTACGCATGTACATCTGGAAGCAATGGAAGAAGCCAAGAACAAAAGTACAGAACCTACGCAAGCTGGGGGTACCGCAGTGGCAGGCCTACCAATGGGGGAATTCTCGACTGGGCTACTGGCGTATAGCCGGAAGCGCGATACTACAGCGTTCGATTACAAACGAAAAACTCGTACAGGCAGGATATTATGATTTTCCTGCGCAGTACGAGCGTCTGCGTAATTGCACTTAAGCGATTGAACCGCCGTATACCGAACGGTACGTACGGTGGTGTGGAAGGTCGGCTACTCAACTAATGGGTAGCCTCCTATCCGATTTGGAGGAAGGTGACTTCTCCCAGTATCCTTGCTGCTATGTTAGCGAAACAATACAAACCGAAGGCACACATGAAAACATAGCATATGATGAAGTAACGACCGGCGAGGTCCAAACCAGTCAAAAAAGGAGCGAACCATGTATGAGCAGTGCGTATGATGCTGCACCATTGCTTAACAAGCAATACAACAATGCCGGCGAGGCGATCAACCCGGCCGATGGCTATGACGCCGGCGGAAGTATGAAGGTGAAGATCAAAGCAGAACTGGCTGATGATACGCTGTGGAATGGGACAGCGTTTGCTCCTGCTAATGGAAATGTTGAGACTGGTGGCAATGTGACCATCAATGAGAAGGCGGTGACATAAGATGGACAAGCAAATCCGTGATCAGCTATTCGATTTTGGAATGAGCATTTCTCAATTTGGTGCGGTTGGTGATGGCTCCGATGATACTCAAGCTTTTTTGGATGCGATCGATAAATTGGGGGGCAAAGCTGGGTCCATCATTCTAAACGGGACTAAAACTTACGGCATTAAGAATACAGTCATAATCCCACATAATGTGAGCATTGAAGGGAATCTGGCCAAGATAATCCCTTTGAGCGGCGGGACGTTGACAGGTGGATTTTTGTTTTACGTGAACTCAACCCTCCAAAACTCGACCATCGTGAAATGGGGTGGAGAACAGGTTCCCACGATCCAAAACCTCAAATTCGAAAATCCTCATCAATTGTCGGACGCTAAGGCGTTCTACACCAGAGGGAAAACAAATTTTCGTAACATCACATTTAGAGGCATGTACAAAGGGATTTTGAAAGAGGGGTTCAGTGACGGCGATTACTCCGATATGATGCATCTTGAGAAACTTTATTTTGTAAACTGTATGGGCACAGACCCGCTGATTGACATTAAATATAACGGCGACGGACTCTTTATCGATCGGTGCCATACAGCAGGTGCCGCGGACAGCAATTTTAATCTGCTGAACCTGGAATATTGCAATGGCGGAAAAATCGCTGGATGCATAAACGGGGATATACGGATCAATAAATCCACGGGCGTTTCGATCGAGAATTTCCATTGCGAACACGGAAAGATTCATATCATTTCCAGCCAGGTAACGCTGCGGGACATATATCACTGGTACCACAAGGATTATCAGCCGATCCCATTAACGATTACCGGTGCAGCCAACGACAAACCGTCCATGCCGTGTATCATCGAAAACTATGCAGTTATACACTTAAGGGGCAGAACCAATCAGCCGAAGAATTACACGGATCTCGATTATATTGATGCTTACTTCAAGAATACGAATGTCAAAATCACAAATTTCTTCCGGCGTCCGCAGTTCGCATTGGATCCTTCATTCGGAATGGCTACGGCGGCAAAAATAAGCTTTGACGGTACCAATATTTCGGAACAGTGGGAGAACGCCAGCCCGCTCTACTCGAAAGACAGTTACATTTCGGATAATCGAATATTCACGAGTATCAACGAGGCAGAGTTCACAAGGAATTTCGTGTTGTTCGGAGTGCCTATCACAAACCACACGAGCTTTGACGAAGCTGCTGGGACGTATTACTATCAGGCAGTGTACTACTTCGGCCCTGTAGATCGGCAGGTTGGAAGATGGGGTGGAGGGGAACAAAGTGCTTACGTGACCAATCCAGCAGCTCAAGTTCCATATCTTAATGTGTCGTATCGGCCTGAAATGCAATTGTCAAAAATCAGACTCTACCGAGGCAAAATGGCCGGGCAGTATACGCATTGGGTTGATATCCCTGTAGGCAATGGCGTGCACGTCTATGATCTCGGATATTTCCTCTTGACGGGCGAACGATGGAAAACGCGATCAGCAGGCCCTGTGGGTTCATTTAATTCAACGTATACCAAGATTAGAATGGAAGGCGACAACGTTGCTGTTACAGGCCCGGCCATCCCAACACAGGGTAGCTGGAAAAAGGGTGATCGTGTTGTGAACGAAAATAGAGCGGAGCTGGGCGCGGTAGGAACAAAATATATTGTTGATGGCTGGGAGTGTATCAAAGCGGGGGCACCGGGAGTTTGGGTCGAGAGGCGTTTTTTAACAGGAAATTAAGCTTAAGCCAGGAGCTAGGCGCGTATTCCGATCATTCGCTTGTATTGCGGGTCAGATTTATGGGCACCTCCATCGGAATGGGAATAGGTTTCATAGGCCTGCTTTCCGAACGGGCACCTCATTTGTTAGACTGTAAGAGACAGAAGGGAATCCGGAAGAGGGCATAG